CCGGAGGGAATTGAACTTGTATCGTATGACGGTCCGGATTTCAACAGACAATATGAAGAAGCTTTGCAGCGTGTTGAGAACATAAAAAATTTAGATTGGAGTGCAGAGTGAACAAAGATTATGAAGAGAAAACAGATCAAGAATAAGGTGATCGACCAATCTGTCAGAAATGAGAATCTGGCAGACAAGATCTACAGCATGGTCGAGAAAGAAGGAATCACCATGACGAATTTTGAAAAAGTCATGCGGCGTGTCAGAAAGACCGTCAAGGAGAACATACATCTATGACAATGATCAGTGGAAAATATTTTAATAGAGGCTTAGAAAATAATATCGCACATTTAAAAGGCGAAAAAATATATGTGCATAATTTCGATGGAAAAGAACTTGGAATTTTCCGAACTGAGATTCTTGAAAAAGAAACAGGTGAAGATTTCAAAATGAATCTGAATAAGCATGATTATGATCTTCTGTCTAAATTCAGTCTGCTTGATATTAAGAAAGACGCAGAAACAATTAAATGTATATCCGGACAAAGTAATTTCAAATTTCAAAATATCAAGGATATGCACGAAATCATTCCTGACATCAAAAATTTAGAAGATATTGACTTGGATGTTCAACTGTTTAAGAAGGCTGCAGCACTTGTATCGAAAAAGGATGGCGTATTGATCTATCCGCAGGGAGTGTGTGCATATGACAAAGAAATGCAGTTCATTTATAAATATCTATGCCCTTTGAACATTAAAGAGCAGATCAATGCTCCGACAAATTTGCTGCAACTCATGATGAGCAATGCTAAATATAGCGTGAAAGCAAATAAAACCTTGATAGCACTGCAATCGGAAGGAGAAATGATATATTCATCGCTTTTCGTTAAAACCAATGAAAATATTGCCGGTTTTGATCCACAGATCAAAGGAGAAATTACATTCGAAAATCCGGAACAATTCAAGGATATTCTAAAACAGGCATCTGGGTTTAATGCGAATGCATATCTTAAGATAGAAACGAAAAAAGGTGGAGGAGCACAGATGAGTATTCAAACGTTGATCGATGGCAACGATCCACGTGTATATACATCCACGATCAATGTTGAAACAAATATCATTACATATAAACGTGCATTTTCAATTGCAGGCATTCTGAAATGCATGAGCGCAATCGAGACCAACGGCAAGTTAATCTTCAAGGTTAATGATAAGTTGCTACGCATAGATGGAACAGATGAATTTGTAACGATTGCAGGAATGCGCACACCTGAAGACACGGAAATAATTATTGCTGATCAACTGAAAGGAGTAGCGGATGACAGAAATGAATAATAGTGTAGCCAAAAATGAAATAGACAACAATGCGGTCGATGATATTTTTGGCATGATAGGAACAAAGCCGGAACAACTGAAATCGGATCCAAAACCTAAAAATCAGGATAAGAAAGAAACTTCCGGTAAAGAATCAAAGGCAGATAAAAAGCCGAAAGAAGAGGAACGTTATACCTTTCCTTTCCAGATCTATTTCGCAGGAACAAATCATGATATGACAGGCGCATTTGAAGAAAATAGAGAATATACAGCAAAACAGATCACGGACATCATGCTTGCGAATCATTTTTATGAATTTGCCGGCACGGTCGATTATGACTATATGAAGGATACAAACACTCTTGTTGCGATGTTCGCACAGCATAAGAAAGGGTAATCGTATATGAGGGTTAAATACACTTTCTATATTGTTGGCGTTGGCGGTACAGGTTCCTTTTTTGCAAGGGACCTGCCGCAGCTGCTGATTGGCACGAATCATCGTATGGTGTTGATAGATGGCGATATCGTAGCGAAAAAGAACGTTGCCAGACAATCCTATCAAATACAGGATGTCGGCTTCAATAAGGCTATTGCGTTGGCGAAGAAGATCAACTCATTCTATGACATCTCCTGCGAAGCGATTGACAAGTACATCACACTGAATGAACTCACAGAGTGTATCAAGCGCGATTCTTCTATTCCAGTAATCATTGGCTGTGTCGATAATGATGCGACCAGGAAATTGCTGGAGGATACATTTAAACAGCAGAAGGCAGCTGTATACATCGATTCCGCAAACAGTGCCTATTCTGGGAATGTTTTTGTGGCGGTTAAATCAAGCGGAAACCGACACGGAAAATTAAGAAGCGAAGTATACGAACTGAAGAATGATAAGAAACCAACTGATAAGAGTTGCCAGGAATACGTATCTGAAGGAAATCTACAGTATATGGTGACAAATGCAAAGATGGCAGTCTGTATCCTGGAGCATTGCTTCAATTTAATTACAGATGAGCCGGTTCTTTCGGGGGTGACCAAAATTGATAGATTTACGGAAGTACATTACTAGCGAACGACAGTCGGAATACTACCGTCTGCTGGAAGAAATTCATAAGAGAGCAGCATATGGAGGTTTTTCTGAATGGATCGATGCGGACTTCGATTTCGATTTTTTGAATGAAATTGCGCCGACCCTTAATAATGTACTGCTGTGCTCTTATGAAGCGGAGGACTTGATTGGCGGTTACTTATCGCAGCCACGATCTGAAAATGAGTGTATCAATCCGATCGTATATCAGCTCCTGACATGTTTTTTCGATGAAGCGGAATTTAGTGTGAATGCGGTACAAGGTGAAAACACACAAGTTGCCAATTATTTTTTAGATAGTTATTACAAAGATCCGGAAGACAGTGCATTTAAGATGATTGCTGAAGATATTGCAGATTGGTATAAAGTATCACTTGAAGATGAAGAATATCTACGCAGTGATGATGGAAACTATGACGGTTGTTACGGCGGTTGTTGTATTCTTCGATTTTCTGATAAATGCGATATTGGACTCATAAAGTATCTGATGAGGTTCTTGCCTTTCGAGGATGCCGGTGACGGATCGTGGTTCTCGTACACATTTGATGATTATGAAGGAGTCCAGTTTCAAATCGGATTAGATATTTTTGATGAATCCGAGGTTTTGCAACTTTTAGAAGCAATACCGGATGATCGGAATAATGCAATGACATTAGATGTCGAAAAATTCATTTCTGTGCTTGATTTGGAAAAACAAGGCAACCAATCCGGAACAAAGATTCAATATATCATAGATGATATTTTCAAGATATTTCATTCAGAGACGGAGGTGCTGCTATGACACAGTTGATATGCAGATTTTCGACCAGAAGCTCAGATGTCGAACTGCTCCGAGTAGAGAATCAGAAAGAAATATGGAAGTCTGTATCGGTGGATGAACTGATCAGAAAAATTGAGAAATACCGTAATAAACGCCGATCAAGCATAACCGATAAGCCACGGCTCATAAATGTTGAGATCCTTGCACTATCCGAAAATCAAGTGATCTATCGCCAACCAGAACACAGGCGCATTGTAACGTATCAAGGTCAGGCATATACGATCAATTTCCCGCATGCAATATATCATGTGAAATACGTTGCTAAAAAGATAAAAAGCATCAGCATGTACACATATTTCAGATATAAAGGGATTGAAACAGAGTTATATCGGTTTCCGATGCCGAATATGACGATGTCCGAAAGAATGTGTATAGGAACGGCTGACCGGAACATCAAGAACGATGTGTTTGAAACGGTCGAATCTATCGTTGACAGCCAATATACGCATGATTCGGTGGATAATCTGAAGAACACGACATCTACTATCAAGTGGTTTCGTTACCTAGCTGAAAACCACCTTAGACGAAGTGATTTAAAACATCCGATATGCAAATTGAAAGACTTAGTCAAATGAAAGGATAGAGAAAAATGTCAAAAGGAATAAAAGCATTCCTCCTTGACACACAAATGGATAAAGATGTTCGGCTCATCGAAGCACGCTTTGGGCTGACAGGCTATGCAATATTAGTTAAGCTCTGGACTATGATCTACCGAGATGAAGGCTATTACTGCAAGTGGGACGACGACACAAAGTGCCTATTCGCAAGAGAAATTGGAGCGGATAAAAAAAAGGTCGAGCAAATCGTAGGGGAGTGTTTGCGACGAGGATTGTTCTCTTCGGAGATATACAGCCAATTCTTAGTCCTCACTTCTGCTACCATCCAAAAACGTTTTCTTCAATACAAAGCGCGTGCAAAATTTGTGGAGATAGAAAAGTGTTTTCAGTGTGTCAATTTTTCACCAAATGAATACAAAAACGTAAGAATTGTAGACAATATTTCAAAAAATGCATACATTTCCACTCCTATTAGATTAGATAAGACTAGATTAGATAAGACTGATGATGATATGGGCGGCAGTATTGATTTAGAGCGTATTGAGCTTCTGTTAATACAACCGGTGCAACGGGAAATAGAAGCACTAAATCCGACTAAAGATGATCCGAATATCATTGATAGGATACATCGTGTTAAAGAATCATTACTGCATGTACTTGCGACGATTACAGATCCGACAGTCATTACCGGAATCAATCAATGTAGTACTGATGATGTCAATCGACTTTGGAGGCAGGCGTGCGAAGTGTATGGATTGGAACCAGGAAGTGATAAAAGAATCCTTAATCCGGAAGGATATATGTTAGCAATTATTGAAAATAAGTTTAGATGAAGAAAGGAGTCTTATGCACAAAGATAAGATATACAAAGCAGCTATTCAGACGTTCGGCAAGCGAGAGCAAAAACTGATGGCAATTGAGGAAATGTCTGAACTGACAAAGGAAATATGCAAGGATTTTCGCCAAAGAAATAATCGAGAATGTATCCTTGACGAAATCACTGATGTAAGCATCATGCTGGAGCAGCTGATCATGATATATGATTTTAAACCTAATGAGTTATCTAAGCAGAAGCAGATGAAATTGTTACGACTGCAACGGACTATAGAAACTATAAAAGATTTTTCAAGGAGTTAATTTGAATATGAACAATAATCAAAATAAAATAATTGGCTGTTTAGGTGTTCCTTTCCCAGCAGACAGCACATTGATCAATAAGTCTAAAAAGGAATTGATTAACATGTTACATATTGCAGAACATAATTATCAGGTTCAGGTTGAAACAAATATAAATCAATATCAACTATTGAAAACGTATTATCAGAACTACAGTTTTTATGATTTTTTAGATAGCTTGAAAGCTGAAAAAAAGATAGATTGGAGTGAAGAAAATGAAAACGCAAGATAGATATAACTATTTATTGAAAAAAAGAAATGAGATTTTAAAAGCAATTAAGCCGAAGTTGAATGCATGGGGCATTAATGATGAAAGATTTGATTATAAGATTATTGAATCAAAAAATGGGCCACATGAAGTTTTGATTATTGATGAAACGCGAATAGGATGTGATTGTAATTCTGTTTTTGCTGTTGAAATGGAAGTGCTAAAGTATTTGATTGTCGAAATATTTTGCAGAAATTGCGGATTTACGTTTGACTCTCAATTGAAAAATTTTTGTCAAAGATATTGGTATAAATGAGATGGTGTATATAAATATTTTGAAGCAGTTGATAGATAGAAGAACAAGAAAATAGATTGGAGTAAAGAATGATAGCAGCAACTGAATCATTTAAAGTCTTAGCAAATTTTGCAGAAAGATTACAAAAAGCATTGTACCGTTCTTTAGAAACCAAAGAAGAGATCCGGATTATCAAAAAAGGTAGACGCATCACCGCTGTCTACTATGTGGATGGCAAATGCGTGAGACATGCAAATGCAAAATGTTCGAAAGAAGATACATTCAAGTTCGAATATGGCTCAAAACTGGCGTTTAAACGAATGTGGGGTGATCCTGATGCCTAGAATTTATAAACGTTTCAAGCCTCATGGAAGTACATATGTACGTAAGACAGCATACAAGCATGGACGTGAAGTTGTTAAACCGATTGATGTTGAAGATTTTGAAGAGATGGTTCGTATCTGTCTGGTTCATCGAGACAAATACAAACCTACTTCTAAACAGTATTTCAAATGGTACAGAAATTACATCATACTCATCATTGGAGTTAATACAGGATGCAGAATCAACACAATATTAGAATCTACACCACGCGATTTCGCTGGTGGTCGAGTTACTGTAACTGAACATAAAACTGGTAAGCGCCAGCAATATAAATTATCCGATGATATCTATAAAGTTCTTAAGAAATACATAGATACATATCACTTCACCATGAATGAATTTATGTTTTCAAAAGATAGAGCAAACCGTGATGCGATTGATAGAAGTACTGCATGGAGATTTATCAAGAAGCTAGCAGATGAAGCAAAGATAGAATATCCAATTGCCTGTCACTCACTTAGAAAATCATACGGTAGGTGGATATGGGACCAAACACATGATCTTCTCCTGGTGCAGCAATTACTACAACATTCTTCAGCAGAAGAAACACAACGATACATATGCCTAGAACCACACGACGTAGAAAAGGTAAGAGGCGAAATCAACCACTTACCAAATTATGATTAGGAGGATAATTATGGAAACCTATTTAAATATTTTGAAAGTAATTGAAGTTGTATCAACAAAAGGGAAGGGAACAAATGGTGATCCTGTTAGAGAAGTCAGAGACTATTTCTTGTCGGATGGAACTAGCCTGTGCTCGTTTGACCCTATTAGAGATAATGATAAAACTGCGACAGTGTTGGCTATGCGTTCTTCTTAGAATCAATTAAATCTGCTGCAATATCAGCTTGTAAATCGGAATCGATAAAATTAACAAGAGCCATGATAAAAGCTTTCATTTCTTTTATTCCTGCATCTGAAATACGCTGTTCATAATGTGTTTGGTCGTTTCCAAGCCATGCGGATGCAGTGGCTAAGTTTTGCAATTTCTTATTATCAAAATATGTGTTTATACATGTTGATAGATACGATGATTTAATGTCAGCTTCTTTATCAGGATTAATATGAATTGCATAATCTTTAGCAAGAAACTCAACTGCCTTTCGATATCCCATACCGCATATATCGTCTAATTCGTTCTGTTCGGCGGCGAATGCTTGATTATACACTCTGACAAAATTAGGTGATAGTTTATTAATCTCATCACTAAATGATTTTTTTGTAATTGATATTGGCTCAGAACTTGTTAATGATGATGTCCGGTATTTTGTATACCCCTCTTCAATTATCCCTGTAAATTCATAACTACTTATGAACGTATTATTACAAGCATTACACTGCAGGAATACTGAGAATAAACCTTTCTTAATGTCGTTGACATAACCCCAAAGTAAAACAGGTTCGATTGCAGAATGACATCTAGGACAGGACGATGTTGTATTAAAGCAAACTGGAATTTCATCACCTTTGTTTGAATAAAATTTTTTGAAATATTGCATATAACCTCATTTCTATTATGTATATATTCAGTATAACGCAACATATGAATTTATGTTGCATACAAAAGGAAACAACAGCATTGAAAACGCAAATAAATATCTATTAATAAAGCATTATTCAGAGTTTTAGAGAAATAATAATAAACGCAACATAAGTATGATTCTGTTGCGTACTTAGAAAAGAAAAAAGGAGAAAAAATGAGATCTATTCAGGTACAAAATAAACAAATTATTTACATGACACCAACAATTGAAAGAGTGTTTATTAAAGAAAGAGCGATGGCATATGAATACAGCAATTATCACGAAGTCTATGCAAGTATAAAAGGAGAAGATAGATTCCTAGGAAGATATAAAAATAGAGAAGATGCTATAGCTGCTATGGAAGAAGTTGCTCATAGTGATTTCTGCAGTGGTGGTATGTTCACGATGCCGGAGGATAAAAGATGATGATTGCTATTCTAGCATTTGGGTGCGGTATGTTCTTTGGTGTCTTTATGATGATAGCGGTTCGTGTTGCAGGAGCAGATGATAATGACTAAGAAAGAAGAAATTGAGCTAGCCATTCTATACAGAAAAAGAAATGATTTAAAAAAAGAAATCGCAAGAGTTAAGGATAAACACAAAAGAAATGAATATGCAGAAGTGAATACTTATCAACTATTTGTGTTAGAAGATCGCTTACGTTGGATAGAGAAGAAAATAAGTAGAAGGGTGAAGCATGATTAATAATGAAAAGATTAAGTACATTGACGGAAAGTTGAAGGGCATAAAGTTTTCTGCAAATAGAGTAGTAGATATTTGGGATAGACTTGAAGAAATTAATGCCGAACTCAATGGAGCGATAAAATCACCGACAATTAGGTCGGAGGATGAAGCAAAGTATCAAAGAGGGACACATATTTACAGATGTAATCTTATTGAATTGATGAATGAGGAAGAACAACTCTCTAAGCAATATCAGATGTATGAAACAGAATTAAATGACATACAATTTTTTCTTAGAAAATTATCCGATAAAGAAATAGAAATCTTGTATCAGCGATATGAATGTGGAAGGTCATTTGAAACGATAGGATATATTCTTGGATATGATCATTCGGTTGTTCAGAGAAAAATAAAAAATATATTACGCAAATACTAACTTTGCACAATTGTGCTTTAAAAAATGTGTTACTATGCGCGTAGGTGGAGAAGGGCACACATTATTGGGGATGTGTGCTTTTTGTATGGGAAGCCATTAGGTGAATATTTAACTTGACATGAAGTTTTCATTATCAATCCTCCTTTTCTCTATATCAAATTAATGACTTCCCTTTCGCCTGCACCGAGGAAATGTATGGCGAAGGAATTTAGTAAAGCTTTTTATAAATCAAGAACATGGCAGAAGGTACGACAGTTTATTTGGAAAAGAGACAATGGTCTATGCCAAGACTGTTTGAAAAAAGGTTTGATAACACCAGGTAAAGAAGTGCATCACGTTGTAGAACTAACCGAAGACAACATTATGGATGCATCAATTTCACTTGGTGAAGATAACCTAATAACATTATGCAAGAGTTGCCATGAAGCTAGGCACAATGCGTCTGTTAGATCTAGACGATACAGTGTCAAAGCTGATGGCTCTGTTGAAATACTCCCCCCTATGCTGTGCAAAAATAGAGGGGTATGAAGACCGAGGAGATGACTCTAAAATTTAGCTCTCATGTGTGTGTAACCCCCCTCCTAATTAATCTAAATTAGGAAAGAAAGGAGACAAAATGGCAAAGAAAAAAGAGATTACTGAAAAGTCGGAAATAAATCGATTAAATAAGATTTATAAATCTCTTCCTAAAAATCAATTCGCAGTTGTTCAAGGGTTGATTGTTGAAGCTGCGCGATTGCGTATACGGCTTGAAGAACTTTGGAAGGATATTCAAGAAAATGGCGAAACAGAGCCATTTTGTCAGGGGAAAGATGCTGAACCGTATGAGCGAGAGAGACCGGCATCACGGACATATACGGCAACGAATAAGAGCTATCAAGCCATTATAAAACAGTTGAATGATCTATGCCCACCGGACCAAATAAAAGATGAATTAGAAGAGTTTAGAAAGACCGCAAATGAATAATTTTATCTTTGAATACTGGCAAGGAATATGTGACGGAAGTATCCTCGTTAGCAACTGGATCAGGCTACTTTATGGGCTTATTATAGAAAGAATTGAGAACGGAACATATACTTTTAGTCAAAAAAAAGCCAACAATGCGATACGATTTATTGAAAAATATTGTCGGCATAACAAAGGTAAACTAGCGCCGGGGTTTCTGAAATTAGATCTGTGGCAAAAAGCATTCATATCCGTTTTGTATGGTGTTTTAGATAAAGATGGGTATAGACAATTTCGCGAAGTTATCCTCGTTATCGGAAGAAAACAAGGCAAAACATTGTTGGCAGCTGCCATTATTGCGTATGAAGCATATGCAGATGGAGAATTCGGAAGTGAAATCTATTGTGTTGCACCAAAATTAGATCAGAGTGATCTTGTTTACTCTGCATTCAAATTTACAGTGGATAAAACGCCAGTATTTAGCAATATGACCTATCCGCGAAAGTCGGATCTGTATATAGAAAATTCCAATACAACGATCAAAAAGATCGCATTCAATGAAAAGAAAGCCGACGGATATAACCCGATGCTAACGGTAATGGATGAAATGTCATCGTGGCCAGCTAATAGAGGTTCTAAGCAGTATGAAGTTATGGTATCTGGTACAGGTTCTCGGAATGAACCTATTACACTTTCAATTTCAAGTTCAGGATATGTAAATGATGGACCGTACGATGAATTAATCAAGCGTGGAACGAGTTTTCTTCTTGGAAATTCACGCGAAAAGAGATTGCTGCCAGTTTTGTATATGATTGATGACATTGAAAAGTGGAATGATATTAACGAACTAAGAAAGAGCCTGCCCGGATTAGGTGTATCTGTTCCGGTACAGTTCATTTTGGATCAAATCGATGTTGCTATGGAGTCGTTGACCAAAAAAGCGGAATTCATCACAAAGTACTGTAACATTAAGCAGAACTCATCGCAGGCGTGGTTATCTACGCAGACGATTGATAAAACGATTTGTGATGAATTGAAACTTGAGGACTTCCGTAATTGTTATTGCGTTGGCGGAATCGACTTGTCGCAAACAACAGACCTTACTGCATGCAATATTGTCATTGAGAAAAATGGAACTCTATATGTATTTTCTCAATTTTTCTTACCGGCAGAAAAAATTGATGAGGCGAGTGCACGAGATGGATTGCCGTACAGGACATACATTCAGCGTGGACTGCTGAAAGAGTCAGGTCAAAACTATGTTGATTATAAAGACTGCTTTGATTGGTTTAAAAAGTTGATTGAAAACTATCAGATATATCCGTTAAAAGTTGGATATGATAGATACTCTTCGCAGTATTTAGTGAGTGAAATGAAGCAGTACGGTTTCCATATGGACGATGTATTTCAAGGTGAGAATCTAACGCCGGTGATTAGAGAGACAGAAGGACTCATGAAGGACGGTGTAGTAAAAATTGGAAACAACGATCTTTTAAAGATACATTTTCTTGATTCCGCAATCAAAGCAAATACAGAAACGAACAGAGTCAAATTGATTAAATTAGAGCAGCGTGCACATATAGACGGTATGGCTGCTTTTTTAGATGCAATGTGTGTGCGCCAGAAATGGAATGAGGAAATTGGCGTGCAGCTTAAAAATGAATAGGAGGACTAATGGGATTATTTGATATTTTATTTCCGAAGATAAAACAGAAGATTAGAGCTGACAATTATTTTCAAACTTTGTCAGCATATACTCCTGTGTTTAGAACGTGGAATGGAGAACTCTACGAGTCTGAATTGGTCAGAACTGCTATTGATGCACGATCTCGACATATTGCGAAGTTAAAACCGTGTTTCTATGGCGCAGCACAGAGCAAGCTTGTAACGAAATTGAAGCAAGCACCGAACACCATGCAGACATGGTATCAATTCATGTATCGTCTGAATACGATCTTAGATATGCAAAATACGGCATTCATCGTTCCGGAATATAACAAGAACATGGAACGGATTGGTATGATTACATTTTTACCAGAACGCTATGAATTGGTAATGTGTGATGGTATCCCGTGGATCAGATTTATATTTTTAAATGGATTGACCGCCGCGGAAGAATTATTGAATATTGGCATATTGACGAAGTTCCAATACAGAAATGATTATTTCGGTGAGTCGAACAGCGCATTAAACGCAACGATGAATTTGATCAACATTCAAAATCAAGGCATCGAAGAAGCGGTGAAGAACGCAAGCACATATCGCTTTATGGCGAACGTTAACAACTTCACAAAAACAGAAGACTTAGCGAATGAGCGAAAGAGATTTTCAGAAGAAAACCTTTCCGGAAACGGCGGAGGCTTGCTGTTGTTCCCTAACACTTATCAAAACGTCAAGCAGATAACACCGAATGCATATAACTCAAATTCGGCAGAGCGTGAACTGATACAGAAAAATGTGACTTTTTATTACGGCGTCAACGAAAAAATATTGAACAATTCCGCGACCGGTGATGAACTGGATGCATTTTTCAATGGAGCGATAGAACCGGCAGCGATACAGCTATCGGAAGTCATCACACGATGGATGTATTCGCCATTTGAACAGTCTAACGGCTCGTATTTTGTGGCGGTTGCAAATCGCCTGCAATATATGTCAATCACGGCGAAAGTGTCTATGTCAAAAGAACTTGGTGATCGCGGTGCAATTATGATTGATGAAATAAGAGAGTTGTTCAACTGGGGACCACTTCCGGACGGTGCCGGACAGCATGCGCCGATCAGAGGAGAATATTATTTTGCGGGTGAAAAATCTGAGGAAGGTGAAAAAAATGAATAAAACAATTTTGGAAAAAATAAACGAAGGAAGACAGATCAGAAGAAATGATATGCATCCGGAGTTCAGGACGATTGATAGCGATGATGATGAGTTGATTGTTGAGGGACATGCATGCACATTTGATGAACCGTATCTGTTGTATGACTGGGACGATTATAAAGTGTATGAGCAAATTGACAGAAATGCATTTGCGGAATGTGATATGTCGGATGTCATCATGCAGTTTGATCATTCCGGCAGAGTATATGCTCGGACGAGAAATAAGACACTTGAAGTGAAACCTGATAATGTCGGCTTATTTACAAGGGCTGATTTGAGTAAATCGTCTGACGGTCCCGGATTATATGCGGACATCAAGAACGGAGTGATCGACAGAATGTCGTTTGCTTTTACTGTTCTTGAGGATAAACGCGAAGTTACAGAGGATCACGAGAAAAACATTACTACGGTGTTACGTACTATCACCAAAATCGGAAAACTGTATGATGTATCAGCGGTTTCTATTCCGGCGAATGATGGTACTGATATATCTGCGCGAAATTTCAGCGACGGAGTGATTGCTGAAATTAAAGCGGAGCGACTGAAGGCGCAGGAAAAAGAACACAGAAGAGCAAGACTGAAATTGAAGTTAAAATTGTCGGAAATGGAGGGCTAAAAAATGGATATCGACAAAATGAATTTTGATGATGTTGAAAAGCGTATGTCTGAAATCAAGGAAGAATTGGAAAAGGACGATGCTGACATCGAGGCATTAGAAAAAGAAGTAAATCAATTGGAAGCAAGAAAAAAGCAACTAAAGGAATCTGCTGAAAAGCGCAAGACTCTTATGCAAAAAGTTGCAAGTGGAGAAGGAGAAATCGTGGAAACTCGTACAACGGAAACAAATGGTTTAGAAAAGCGTGCGAATGAACTTATTGAAAACGGTCATATTACTAAGCGTGCGTTATTAAGTACTGGAAAGATTGCAAAACCTACTGCGGTCGGCGGTATCAGTGAACTCGCTGATGTTGCATCGGATATTGTTGATGATGTAAATGCAATCGAACTATCAGGAAATGGAACATGGGAAGTTGGATATCAGAAAACAAATGCAACTGCCGAAGATGTAGTAGATGGAAATGATCTTGGTGGCACAGGTGCTACATTTGATACAGTGAAGATCACACCGTCTGAATGGAGCGTGTTTGATACTGTATCTAAACAGGTCAAGAAGATGACTCCGTTGAACTATCTTAACGCAGTCGAAAATGCAGCGTTATCTGCATTACGTGCAAAGGCATCCGATAAGATCGTAGCGGCTGTCAAAGCATCTGCCTTGACCGAAAAGCGTACAACCGTTGCATTAGATCAAGACTATTTGCGTAATCTTGTGCTCGGATTTAGAGCAATCAAAAACAAGGGTGGCGTATGCTTGTATATTGCACAAGAAGACCTTTCAGCTCTTGGTAAAGTACGCGGAACAAGTGAAAAGAAAGCGATTTATGAGATCAGCTTTGATCCAAATACGACTTTATCTGGAACAATTCAAGATGGCGGTACGATTACCCGTTTTAGAATCCTTGATCAATTAGAGAAGGGAACACAGCTTTTTGGTCAACCATTGACAATCGATATGCCAATGTGGGATGACTATACAATCGATACGGATGAATCGGGCGAATTCTTCAAAAAGAATGTTATCGCTGTACGCGGATTACAGACAGCGAACGCTGATTTGGTTGTATTCCATGGTATGCAGGTTATCACACAGGCGTAATTATTAAGGAGCGGTTTTGCCGCTCCTTTTAATAGATAAAAGGAGCCAACGATGGAATTAGGAAAAATAAAACTGAGCCTGCGAATCACTACAGATGCATTTAATGAAGAATTAACCATGCTTGCAGCTGCGGCATACCAAGACTTGCTTGTTGCTGGCGTTTCACCGGAAATTTTGAAAAAAGAACCACTGCCATCAATTGTCGAACACGCAATTATCACTTATGTTAGATTAAATTTCGGTCAACCTAATGACTATGAGCGTCTTAAAAAATCGTATGATGAGCAGAAGATGCAATTGGGCATGTCAGCAGACTATACGAAATTTTAGAGGTAGTTATGGATAAATCAGAGGTTCTTTTTTTAATTTCTTCATCGTATATCAAAAACGATAACGGTGTTTTTGAAACTACGGAAACAAAAAAACAGATATTCTGCTCTGCTGATTCAGCGTCACAAAGTGAGTTCTTCAACGGAGGATTGAACGGTCTGAAACCGCAGAAAAAATTCACATTGTTTAAATATGACTACAACGATGAAGAAGTCGTTGAATTTAAAAATAAAAGATACACCGTATATCGAACGTATGAAAAAGATGATGATATCGAACTGTATACGGAGCTGAGGAAAGGCAATGAGTAAGAATATATTACCAGGAAGTTTGTCATCTGAAATCAACGCGATACTTGATGAATATGGTGATAAGGCAAGCAGGTGCCTTGAAAAAGTAGTTCCTGACGTTGCAAAGGACGCAACGAAAAAATTAAAACACGGCGGCTCATTTAAAAGCAGGACCGGCGAATACAATAGAGGCTGGACAGCAAAAGTCGAAACAGGGCGCACACAAGTAAAATCTGTAGTGCACAATAAGAAAAAGTATCAAATCACTCACTTGTTGGAATTTGGACATGCTAAAGCAGGCGGTGGGCGTGTGGGTGCGTATCCACATATTGCAGATGTCAATGATTGGGCACAGAAAGAAGTGATAAGAAAATTAAAGGAGGAGTTATCGCGATGAATTCCGTCGAATTGAAAAAAATGATGGAGAGTATATTAGGTGCAGAAAAATGCGCTTATTATTCGTTCCCCGAGAAAGCTGCTCCTGAATTACCTTATCTTCTGTATTGGTTTCCGTCATCGAATGATGAATATGCTGATGATAAGAATTACACCAAAATCAGAAGTATAAACATTGAATTGTACTCCGAACACAAGGACTTTAAAGTTGAAAACATCGTAGAAGAGAAACTACGAGCAGCGGAAATTCCATATGTGCGAAGCGAGCAGAATCTGGCAAGTGAAGGAATGTATGAAGTATTGTATGAAAGTGAGGTAGTTATTGATGGGTAGAATTAAATACGGAATTAAAAATTTACATATTGCCGAAGTGAAATCGACGGAAGGTAAATATACATATGATACACCAAAAAAAATTACAGGTGCAGTCAGTATCACGTTAGATGCAAGTGGTGAAGAGTCTGAAGAGTATGCGGATGATGTCATTTGGTATAAAGAAGATACGAACAACGGCTACGAAGGGAATCTTGAAGTTGAGATGCTTGATGATGAAATTCTAACTATGATGTTTGGGCATGAAAAAAATACGGACGGTGCAATCTTGGAAAAAGCGACAGATGTAGCGAAAGAATTTGCATTAATGTATGAATTTAAAGTTAGTGGAGATCCAACTATAAAGGGTAAGAGAGTTGCTTTATATAGAGTTAAGTTCGCACGCCCTTCGTTATCGACTTCAACAAAACAGAAGTCCACATCACCTGTGCATGATACGGTCAAAATAACTGTAATGCCACGCGAAACGGACGACTGCATAAAAGCGACAATCACGTCAGATAAAGAGGAAAAATATAAAACGTGGTTTGACAAAGTTTATGAAAAGGCAGACGCGTAATGCGACTGCCTTTTTCAAACTATTCAGGAGGTGTAAATGGAACGCAATATTTTAATTAATGGAAAAGAAGTGAAGTTCAAAGCGACAGCAAGCACAATCATTCGCTATAGAAATAAATTTCATTCTGATCTGATTGCAGATATGAATACGATTGATAAGGCCATGAAGAAATCCAAGAAGGATATCCCTTCCGGCGTGCTTGAAATTTTTTTGAATCTATCATATACATTGGCGAAACAAGCTGATTCTATGATTGCGGATGATCCGCTTGAATGGCTTGATACATTCGAAATATTTCCAATAGAAGAAGTAATGCCACAGGTTGTTGAACTTTGGGCAGATTCACAAAAATTGAGTGTAGAAGCAAAAAACTCCCAAAGCCGACGGACCGCGAGATCACGTCGGCATTAATACTTTTACGATGCAAACAACTTGGATTAACGCTTGAAGATTTGGATGTTTTGGATCTTGGCGCTGTTATGGATATGGCGGTAGAACAAGCAAACGATGACTATGAATATCCTGTTTTGGCAACACAGGAAGATATGGATAACTTTTAGGAGGGAAAAATGGCAGACAGAATCAAAGGAATCACAATTGAAATAGATGGGAATACCACGAAGTTATCCGAAGCATTGAAAAAGGCAAATTCGACTTTAAAAGATACGCAGTCATCTTTGAAAGATGTCAATCGATTGCTGAAAATAGATCCGGGTAACGTAACCCTGTTGAAACAGAAACAGGACCTTTTAAAAACATCAATCGCGGCAACAAAAGATAAGTTAAAAGAGACGAAAGAAGCGTATGAACAGTTAAAAAAGGCAGACCCATCGGAAGAGAATAAACAGCAGATGCAGGCTCTTGAAAGAGAGATTGCAGATACAACAAACAGTCTTAAATATTTGGAAAAACAGGCCAAGGATTTTGGGTCTGTTTTTAAACAACAGATGCAGGTTGCTGGCGACAAAGTGAAGGATCTTGGATCGGGCATCAAGGATGTTGGTGCAAGCATGTCCAAGAATGTTACAGCACCAATCGTCGGAGTTGGCGCCGCGGCAATAGCGGCGTTTAAAGAAGTCGATGTTGGATTTGATACGGTACGTGCAAAGACCGGAGCAACTGGGCAGAACCTAAAAGAAATGGAAGGAATGGTGACGAACATTGCTTCACAGATTCCGACAAGTTTTGATATTGCCGGCGCAGCGGTCGGAGAAGTCAACACACGGTTCGGCTTGACCGGCCAAGCGTTGGAAGATTTATCGACAAAGTTTATTAAATTTGCAAAGATCAATCAACTAGATGTTTCGTCATCCATTGATGAAACACAAAAGGCATTATCGGCGTTTGGATTAGGCTCTGAATCTGCCGGCACATTGCTCGATCGATTGAATCTTGTTGGTCAACAGACCGGAGCATCAATGGATGCTTTATTGTCCGGATTGATTCAAAACGGCACAGCGTTCCAAGAAATGGGACTTAATATTGAACAATCCGTATCATTGATGGGACAACTTGAAACATCAGGTGCAAACTCCGAAACGGTTATGAACGGATTGCGCAAGGCACTGAAAAATGCTGTGCAGGATGGCATACCGTTGAATCAGGCACTGGAAGATCTGCAACAAACGATCTTGGGACAAAAAGAAGGCATTGACGGATTAAAGGCATCCTATGATTTATTTGGGAAATCAGGCGATCAGATATACGGCGCGGTCAAAAATGGAACATTAAATTTTTCGGATTTGGGTGCAGCAATAGCTGATGCTGGCGGAAATTTGGACAATACATTTGAGGGAATGCAGGATCCAATCGATAAATTTAACGTGATGATGAACAAAGCAAAGGTTGTTGGCTCTGAACTCGGTGGAACGTTGATGGAGTTGCTACTGCCTATTTTGGAAAAACTGTCAAATTTTTTGATGGGTTTGAAAAATGCATGGGAATCTCTTGATCCTGGGATGCAGAAAGTTATTATTACGATTGCATTAATCATTGCGGCAGTAGGACCATTATTAGTAATTGTCGGTAACGCAATTGTTTTGTTTGGGAATGTTATTGCAGTTCTTGGCGCAATTGCAAGTCCAGTCGGAATCGTTGTTGCGGCAATTGCAGCATTGATTGCAATAGGAGTTGCCCTTGCGGCGAATTGGGATACGATATGCAACGTCACTGAGGATATATGGAGCAAGATCAGCGGCGCTATTACAAATGCCCGCAATGCGATTGGAAATGCATGGAGCGGTGTTGTTGATTGGTTCGGAGATAAGTGGAATGGCATCAAAAATGGTGCTTCCGATATTTGCAGTGGAATTGTCGGTATCTTCACAGGTGCAATCGACACGATCAAAGGATTATTCAATTTTGAATTCAAATGGCCGCATATTCCATTGCCGCATTTTTCAATCAGCGGAAGCATCAACCCTCTTGATTGGTTGAAGGGCGGCTTACCTAAGCTTGGCGTAAATTGGTATGCAAAGGCGATGCAGCAACCACTACTTTTGAGCGGTGCAACTATCTTCGGTAGCATGGGTGATAAATTACTTGGCGGCGGCGAAGCAGGCAGGGAAGTTGTATTATCCGAAGCGAAGCTGAAGGAATTAGCTGGTGGCGGACAAGTTACGAACTATATCACTATTCAGACATTGCCGGGACAAGATAATAACGCAATCGCAAATATGGTGATTGAAAAGATTAGAAAGGAGATGCAACGAGGGCGATGAGACAAATGATTATTTATAACGGCAGATCTAACCGCAATTTTGGTGCAGTCGTATCAAGTAAAGAAGAATACAATGCGCCAGCTCCGCGCATCTCCGATTTTACGGTGCCGGGGAAAAATGGGAAACTGCATTATGCAGACGGAACGTATGATAATTTTCAAAAGAAATATCGTATCGTCGTCATGAATGGCGATCTTGCAACGAAAACGAAAGCAATCAAAGCATGGTTGCTTTCCGATTTGGGGTATCATCGTTTTGAAGATACATACGATACAGATGTCTATAGAATGGCACGTGTGATCAATTCGATTGAGTTTTCTATATTCCGAAATATGGCAAGTTGTGATGCTGAATTCGATTTCAAGCCGGCATCATTCCTGAAATCAGGAGAAAACACCGTTGAATTTACAAAATCTGGAAGTATTTTAAATCCTACAAGTTTTGCGGCAAGCCCTTTAATTAGGATATATGGCAAAGGGATTGTGCATATCGGGAATGATGAGATTACGATCAATCGTTCCGGGAAGAAGTATATAGATATCGACACAGAAATTTCCGCTGCCTTCGAGGGTATCGAAAGCCGAAACGGTAACATCAGTCGTATCAATAAAAAGATTGTATTGATTCCCGGTGAAAATCAAATCGGATTAGGTGATGGGATAACAAAGGTAGAAATTAAACCAAGGTGGTGGACATTATGATTATTTTATATGAAAAAAATGAAACTGTATTTAAAACCAATGGTATTGGCCAATTGATAGCTTGCACGGAATGCATCGTTACTGAAGAACTAAACGGTTCTTTTTCTTTGATTTTAAAATATCCTTTAAATGCGGCACTTTATCCTGAGTTGAAGCAATCGCGTATCATTCTAACGGAACCGCGTGAAGGTGATGAACCACAGCCATTTAGAATATTGACAGTGAAAAAATTGATGGATAATGCATGCGAAGTGTATGCAGAACACATTGCATTTGATTTAAAGGGAATTCCAGTCAAGCCATTCAAGGCAACAGGTGTTTCAGCGGTTTTGGACGGTCTGAAGCGTAATTCGATGTTGGAACATGCATTTACTTTTCAGACAGATATAGTTAATGCCAAGAGCATTTATGAACAGGCGGAGCCGATGACCTTGTTGTCGCTGTTAGGAGGCGTACAAGGGAGTGTTCTCGATGTATTTGGCGGTGAATATGAATATAACGGGACGAATGTATATCTGCATGCACATCGCGGCAGAGATAATGGTGTATTGATACAATATGGCAAGAATCTGACGGGATTGGAACTTGAAGAAACAATCGAAAGCACCTATACAGGCGTTCTTGCATATTGCACAAAAGACGATATGAATATCTATGGTGATGTGCAATATGCAGAAAATCATCAAAACTATCCAAGAGAAAATATCTTTATCTTAGATAAGTCGAGTGATTATCCGGAAACACCGACAAAAGAACAGTTGAATCAGGATGCTGCGAGTTATATCAAGACAAATAATGTAGGCATTCCGGCCTCGAATTACTCGATTGAATTTGTGCCGCTGTGGCAGACGGAAGAATATAAAAATGTAGCAATGCTGGAGCGTGTTGGACTTGGCGATACCGTCACAGTAACATATCCGACACTACAGATTGATGCATCTGCAAAGGTTGTCAAAACGGAATATGACTGCATTACCGGAAGATACAAAAAAATCGAAATCGGTAATGCAAAAGCGAAACTTGGCGATGTAGTCAATCAAAAGGCGGAAGAAGCCGCAGAAAAGAAGGTCAAAGGCGTACATTCTTTCTTGGAAGATGCGATCAATCATGCAACAGAATTAATCACCGGCGGTGATGGCGGAAATGTGGTGATAAACCGAAACGAAGTCGGTCAACCAAATGAAATTCTTATCATGGATAATCCTGACAAAGCAAAGGCAAAGTATGTATTGCGGATCAATATGAACGGTATTGGCTTCAGTTCGAGTGGATACAATGGACCGTTCAAATCTGCATGGACACTTGATGGCAAATTTGTTGCGGATTATATTGCGTCAGGAACAATCAATGCAATTAAGATTATTGGTTCACAGATTACTGGCGGAACTATTAAATCTCCAGTGATGTTTTTTGGTGATGAAGCGGATGGTGTCAAAGCTTACTATGATCCTGACTATGGACTACGTTTTACCGGCTCAAAGGGTAGATTTGTTATCGATACGGATGTTTTTGCAATATTTAAAAATGGTCATAAAACAAATCCATTAATTCAAACGACACCTGATGGGGCAATAACAATTGGGAACGATGCTGGGAATGGTTTTATATCGATAGGCCCTGATGGAACAGTTGCAATTAAAGGAAAACAGGGAAGTGTTATCTATTAGGAGGGTTAAGCATGATTATTAGAGATTTTGAAATATGTATTATTCCAAATTCGACGATACAACGTATCATCAATGCGAATCAATATGATAAAGGTGAAGTGTGGCGCTTTACTTTGTATGATGAAAACGGGATTAAAATCGTTCCTACAGACGCATCAATCATTGGAATAAAGCCTGATAATAAGATCATAGCGCTTGCAGGTACAATTGATGAAAATGGTCGTGTATGTATCACGGAAACTGAACAGATGACGGCGGCAATTGGAATCAGCAAGTATGAAATCACATTTGATGGTGGTACGCACGGAACATATAACTTCAATGTTTATGTTGAAGAAAAACCTGGAGCAGACGGGATTGTTTCCGATTCTGAAATTGCAATCTTTCAGCAGGCAATTTCAGAAGCTGCAGCTGCTGTAAAAACATCTACAGAACAAGCGGCATTATCAAAAAAATATGCCGGAGAAGCAAAAACTACTGCTGATGCATTAGCGGCGGATACGACCACGATTAAAAACGGTATCTCGCAAATTGCAACAGATGTACAAAAATTGAACACAGATCTCACAAAGTTTAAAGAAGATACTACAAAAAACAAAACTGCGACTGAAAATACGATATCTGAGTTGCAAAAAAAAGATGGTGAAATCTTGGGCAAAATGGGGACGAAGCAAAACGGAAAAGTAATAAAAGCATCTAATACAATTGCACAAGATCTAAAGGCACTTGACGATGCAGTAGGAGCAACACAATCACAGCCGAGTGGTAGTGTTTATTACGAATATATCGGAACGCTAATGCCTGGCACAGTTCGCATAACTATTCCTAAAGGGAAAAAGGAAATATTAGCTACATATACATCTACCGGCCCATCATACGCAGTTAAAAGTAGCTTAATTATTTCTGTTCCAAATAAAGGATATTATGATTTTTGGGTAGGTGGAAATGGGCAGGCATCTGATCATTTCTTCAGATTTTACAACGGAGCCGATAACGGAAATGACTATGTGCTTCAAAATTCTATTTTAACGGCAGCTGATAAAATTGATATTTATGTCAAATAAAAAATATATTGCTATTAAGGCACTCGAAAGGGTGCCTTTTTAGATAGAAAGAGGAAAAAGAAAATGAGAATTTATAACGTACCTGATGTTTCAGAACATCAACCAAATTTCGACTTCACACCATATGCCGGCGGATATGCAATTCTGCGCGCTGGCGTGGCAAGTAGAGAGGATTACTCATTCCGTCGACATGTAGCAGAATGTCAACGTTTAGGAATCACTATCGGCGTATATTTCTATTCCTATGCTTTGAATGTGGCACAGGCAATTGAAGAAGCACAACGCTTTTTATCAATTATTAGTGGCGTTGATATTGGTTTGGGCGTATGGCTTGATATGGAGGACGCAGACCACTACAAAGTTAATAACGGCGTATATATTACGCATGATAATATTGCGCCTATGTCACGTGCATTCTGCGACGTTGTTGCAGCTGCTGGATACTATACAGGAATCTATACATCACTTTCTTGGCTTGGATATCTTGCACCTGAATGTGATCCATACGATAAGTGGGTGGCAGCATGGGGCAATAATGACGGAAGCCATACGGTAGATACTTCCGCATACGGAACTATTCAGCAATACACTAGCAACTATGGAACGCTAGACGAAAATGTAATCTTTGTTGACCCATCAATCTATCGCATTGGCGCATCCGCAGATAGACCAACGGAATATGTTCCATCACCTGCACAATCACCAGCAGCAACTTCATCTAACGTATATGTAGCACAGTATGGCGATACACTTTCAGGCATTGCTGCTAAGTTTGGAACAACTTACCAGCACTTAGCAGAAATCAATGGTATTGCTGACCCAAACAAGATTTACGCTGGTCAAGAAATTGTAATCAGTGGCGAGCCAATTGCTAACGTAAGCGGTGAAGAATACTACACAATCCAAGATGGCGATACGCTATCGGAAATTGGAGCAGAACATGGTGTTTCTTGGCAGTGGCTAGCCGAAGTTAATGGAATTGCTAATCCGGATCTGATTTATCCAGGCAAGACAATTCGTGTTAGATAGGTGGTGATACGTATGATGCCAAAATTTGATGCCGAAATGATAATCACGTTTATCTTTTGGATCGCTGGTTCTATCGTTACAGTCGGTGGTGCTACAGCAATACTGGAAAGATGGACTGTTAAATTTAAGCAACCTGAAGAAAAACAGAATGCACGATTAGATGACCACGAAAAACGTATATGCAAATTAGAAACGGATCGTGATGACATGACCGAACAATTGCTTGATTTAAAAGAGATGAGCCGTTTGCAGTTGGCACAAATCTCCGCCATCGCAAACGGTGACGCAGATGCAATCAAAACAGCAAGTAATGCAATCTCAAATTATTTAAGAAACAAAATATAGGAGGAAAAGAAAATGCTTATTAAAAACAACAAGACTTATGACGTATTAAAAGAAGTTGCACTTACGATTCTGCCGGCATGCTCGGTATTGTACTTGGCGCTTGCCGGATTATGGGACTTGCCATATCCGCAGCAAGTCAGTGGAACGATCATGGCAGTCGATACTTTCTTAGGTGCATTGCTGCATGTATCAACCAAACAATACAATGAAGCAAAAGCCGAAGAAGATTTGAAGTAATTGAAAGCCTACTCTCATTGCGAGGGTAGGCTCGTTTTTTGTGGTATTATTGCATAAAGGAGATTTATATAAATGAAAGTACTAGTATATGCATCAAAGAAAGCAATAGAATTATTCCATGCTTCTGACATAAAAGAGAATTACGGTGTGATACGATATGACGAATATACACCAATATGCAAATGCACGTTAAAAGCAAAGCGAGATTCGCATGAAAACGTATATGTGCTTATGGAAAATGAATCAGAGAAACATGATAATTTTAGGTTATTTGATGAAGTTGAAATTTTTTGATTTTGTGGCACCCAGTTTGGCACCGTTCTAAAAATATTTATATTTAAGAAGAAACATCAAATTGCATGAAAACGGCTTAAAACGTAGACATTATAAACTGATAGAAACAATTAAATGGATATAATTGATTCCCGTTGCTCGCTCCATATAGAAAAGACCCACATAAATAGCGGGTTTTCTTATGTAATGGTCAACTTTTGGTCAACTTTTACTCAATTTTTATGTTTTGATAGCATTAATTTTATCTATCAGTTCTTTATTTGTATCACTTAGTAGATGCGTATATGTTTTTAAAGTTGTCTCAATATCTGCGTGACCTAATCGTTTTGACACCGCAACGATATTTACGCCGTTATTGATTAAGATAGTAGCATGACTATGCCGAAGATCATGCAAACGTATATTTTTTACGCCTGATGCTTTAATTGCTTTTTTAAATTGCATCTGTATTTGTGTAATTGACAGTCCGTGATTACCGCCAAATAAGTAACCATTGCCATTTAATAATGGTTGGATATCTTCTATCAATTTATCATCCAACTGAACAACTCTTGTTGCCTTTGTTTTGGTCGGTTTTAAGCCGCTTTTGTGGTGTTTTTGGCTTGCGTGGATATTTATCCATCCATCTTTAAAATCGCTCTTCTGTAACGCTATAGCCTCACCACGACGGCAACCAGTCCAAAATAAGAACTTGAAGAACAATTTATAAATTGGAATATCGACATATTTAATGAATTTGTTAAATTCATTTACAGTCCATATATCCATTTCTTTCATGATTTCTTCATCTGTTTTTTTGAAAGAGTGCAGAATTGAGGAAATATCATTTATATCATATATCATTGAGGCATATCTAAATACAGATTTAACATAAGAAATAGTATGATTCTTAGTTGATGTTGAATACTCTGATTTTGAAAGCATATTGTACCAGTTGGCTAATTCTTTTTTGGTTATCTTTTTGATTGGAACATTCAAATATTCAGCAAAGCGTTTATTAAAACTTTCCCAGTGTTTTTCTATCATTGTTTTTGATGATTGATGATAACTTTCCCATTGATGTGCCATTTCTCTAAAAGTCAATTCTCCGGAAGTGTCTTGCGCCAATCGCTGTGCATCTGCTTCAGCATTTAAGGCATCTCTTTTCGTTTCAAAGCCACGTTTCTTTTTCCATGATATTTTTCCCGTAATTGGATTTTTTACTTTAAAAACGTAATACCAAAGCCCAGTAGGTTTATCTTTTGCGACGGACATATCTAACCTTCTTTCTTTGTTTATATATTTATTCGTTATTTTTAGAATTTACACTTTGCATATATCCGGCGGTGATGATGCCTGCTGGCAATGCCACAATAGCAATGCCGAATATAGATGAAACCATTGCGACCGCTCGTCCGATAGTCGTTGTTGGATAAATATCACCATATCCGACTGTTGTAAGACTAACGATTGCCCAGTATATTGCGTCAAAGAATGATTTGAACGAATCTGGTTCAACGTTAAATATTATCAAAGCAGAAATGAATACGTATGCTGCTGATAATGTACCGACTGCCATGAGCGGCTCTTTTGATTGCTTAAACACATCAATAATAACTGATAATGATTTTGAATATTTTGCAGCACGCGCAACTTTGAAAACCTTTAATGCCCGTACCATTTTGAATGTTCTCATCATTCTGAATATTTTAAGTAATTTAAATGAATCATTGAGTGATGTCAAAGATGGAATGATTGATAGCAGATCCATGATAGCCATTGGTGTAAATGGGTATTTTATAAAAGAAAGTAGTGAATGTGATTTATCTCTAATGTCTGCGGTAATCCATCGTAAAAGATAGTCGATTATGAAAATAACTACGGTAATTTTATCAATAAATATTAAAATAGGAGTATCGTTTTTGAATAAAAGCGGAACTATACTAACAAAAATTACGATCATCATAAATAAATCGTATGCGTCGAAATCTGGAATGTTATCACCGGTTGTATCTACGACATCAACTAATTCAAAAAGTCTTTGCCGCCATTTTGAATAATTCATAATTAATACTTCCTTCTTGATTCGACGACTTTACCAATGATTGTTACCGGTTTATCTTTTATGTCTGCAAAACTAAAAAACATTGGTGCGTATTCTGGATTGAGTGAATGGAGAATGATTCCATCATTGCGTTTAAATAGTTTCTTACAGCACGCTTCGTCACCGTTTACTTTCGCGATGACAATATCACCGTTATTTGCATCACTTTGGCTCCTGACGATAACGATATCATTTTCATTAAATTCTGGTTGCATTGAATCACCTTTGATGCGTAACGCCAAGAACAATCCTGACTTTGCTAATTTAGGATCAATTTCTTCCCATTCATCCGGATCATCATAATTTATATCTTCAATCGCCAAATTAGGGATGCCGGCACGGCTGAATCCACGTATAGGGATAAGGGATCCTTTTTTTATTTTCTCTTCCCAATCCTGACCAAAATAAGACATAGCCATAGAAGCATTTTCATCGGTTGAATAAGATGGTGATTTATCGTCGGAATATCCTTGCAACCACAAAATATTCACAGAGAAATAATCAGCTATTTTCTTTAATTTTTCATACTTTGGGGCTGATTTTCCGCGTTTCCAATCACTGAATGTCGAAGGCGGAATTCCAGTTGCTTTTGCAACATCAGAACTTTTTACAGAAAACATTTGAAGCAATTCTAAATATCTATCATACATATATGTTCTCACTTTCTAAAATTTAGAAAACCGAAAAATATGCGTTGACAATTTAGAAATCCTAATTTATAGTAATTATGTAGTTAGGAAATCTAAATAAAACGCCAGTTAAACTATGTAATATCTTTCGCAAATTTATTATATATAGGATTTCCTAATTACGTCAATAAATAATAAGAAATTCCTAAAAAGGGGGTGAAGAGGTGCAACCAGATTATGAAAAATTTGAACAATTGCTGAAACAACGAAATATTTCGGTTTCAACGATTTCTGCTGAAACAGGAATTCCGGGCAGTACATTCAGCGATTGGAAAAAAGGAAAAAGCTATCCTAAAGTGCCGAAGTTCTATAAGATAGCAAATTATTTCGGGGTTTCAATGGAAGCGCTGTTAAGTGATTCTATGGAAGTTTAAAGGAAGGGATGAAAAATGCGATTACACAGCAACGCTGAACTTGTCAGAATGCCTTATCTAAAGAAAACGGATGTCGGAAGATTGTCCGGTTATACGAGAAAAGACTTAGATACATTGTTTAATAAGGCACAGGAAATTGACAAACAGGAATTAGGCATCAATTACATTTTTTCTTACAAAGTAAGAACGAAAACCGTTGCAAAATTAATTGGATACACGCTGAAAGAATTATTGAATATGTACCCGGAACAAAAGAAAAACGCTCCATCCGTCGAAAGAGTGAGCGCTAGTTAGTGACATGCTTTAAATGTCACTCTCATTATACCAAATAGAAAGTTGAGAGTAAAACATGAAATTAAAAAAGAACTTAATTAACACGCTTGAAGAAATGGTATTGCTTGTAATGTTTATATACATTTTCGCAAAAGCGTTTTTATTCTTTGTGGGTATTGACCTATGAATTCACTGATTATTAATAAATTGCATCGCTTAAAAGGCGAACCAGTAGAAGAAATCATTGATAACGATGTTGTGATTTTAAATGATGATCAAGCTGAAGCTGCACTGCAATTTGAGTTATCAAAAATAGATGCATTTCAAAAGAAAGTGAATGAGGAATATGAAAAGAAAACAAATTAAAAATAAGGCAATTGACCAGTCTGTTAGAAATGAAAATCTAGCAGACAAGATATACAGTCTCATCGAAAAAGAAGGAACAACAATGGTTGATTTCGAGCGCGTAATGAGACGTGTCAGAAGAACAGTGAAGGAGAACATTAGATTATGACAATAGTTGCAGGAAGATGCTTTAACAGAGGGCTAGAGAATAATGTAGTAACGCTCAAAGACGATGTAATCCGAATTCATAGCTTCGACAAAGATGGATTAGGAATTTATCGAAATGAAATTAACGACATAAACAAGAGTTCTGCATCATTTGTGATGAACCTAAACAAACATGATTATGATGTGTTATCCAAATTTGAACAAATCAAAATCAAGAAAGATGGAGAAACAATCAAATGCACATCTGGAATTAGTAACTTTCAATTTCAAAACAACACAGATATGTATGAAACGCATGCAGCAATTAAGGATCGAAAGGAGATTGGGCTGAATCTAAAAGTGTTCGAGAAGGCTGCATCACTTGTATCGAAGAAGAACGGAGTATTGATCAATCCGAATGGAGTTTGCGCATACGATGAAGAACTTCAGTTCCTTTATAAGAATACCCAGAAGTTGGATATTGAAACTCAAATACACGCACCGATTGATGTTCTTAGATTAAGAGAGAAGGGTATTGATTACGTTATCAAAGCGAACAATAAAATCATCATGCTGCAATCTGCCGGAGAATTAATCTATTCAAGTTTATTTGTTAAAGCAAATGAAAACCTAGCAGGATTTGATCCAAAGCTCGATGGTGAAATCAAAATTGAAAATGCCGAAGCATTTAAGAATATACTTACACAAGCTGCAGGGTTTAATAATGCTATTTATCTTGAAATTAGTGGCATTGGCGAATTAACAATGCAAACAATCATTGCAGGTGAAGATCCACGTGTATATACAACGAAACTGAAAGTAGAAACGAATATGCTGGCATGCAGACGTGCCTTCTCGATTGCGGGCATCTTGAAGTGCTTGAATGCAATCGAAACGACTGGACCGGTAACGCTGCATGTAAGTGATAAAATGCTTCGCATTGATGGAGATAACGAATTTGTAACGTTAGCAGCGATTCGCACGCCTGAAGATGTAGCAATCGCAATCACAGAGAAAATAGAAGGAGTTGAATAATGACAGAATTAAACGAAGAAATTATCCAGGAAGAAATGGATGAAAGTGTTGAATCATCTGATGACATTTTCGGAATGATTGGAAACAAGCCGGAACAACTAAAATCAGATAAGAAGGAAATTAAGAAGAGCGAAGCAAAGAAGGACCAGGAAAAGGAAACAAAAAAAGAACCTAAAAAGTCATATAAATTTCCATTCCAGATTTATTTTGCCGGAACAAATCACGATATGACAGGAGCATTCGAAGAAAACCGCGAATACTCTACGAAACAAATTACAGATATCATGCTTGCAAATCACTTCTACGAATTTGCTGGAGCTGTAGATTATGATTACATCCAAGAAACAAATACACTTGTAGCAATGTTCATGCAGCACAAGAAAGGATAGATCATGAAAGTTAAATACACTTTCTACATCGTTGGCGTTGGTGGTACTGGTTCACTATTTGCAAGAGATCTACCGCAATTATTAATTGGTACAAATCATCAAATGGTCTTGATTGACGGTGATATCGTTGCAAAAAAGAATGTGGCTAGACAATCTTACCAGTTACAAGATGTTGGATTGAATAAAGCTATCGCATTGGCCAAGAAGATTAATAGTTTCTACGACATACAGTGCGAAGCAATAGATAAGTACATTACATTAAATGAATTGGCAGAACGTATCAAGAAAGATTCTTCGGTGCCTGTGATTGTCGGCTGTGTCGATAATGATGCTACAAGAAAGTTACTTGAAGAAACGTTCAAGAAACAGAAGGCGGCTGTATACATTGATTCGGCCAATAGCGCATATTCCGGAAATGTTTTTGTTACAGTGAAATCAAATAAGGACATACATGGAAAGTTAAGAAGTGAAGTCTACGATTTAAAAAATGATAAGAAGCCAACAGATAAGAGTTGTCAAGAATACGTATCCGAAGGAAATCTACAGTATATGGTGACGAATGCAAAGATGGCAGTCTGTATCCTGGAGCATTGCTTCAACTTGATCACAGACGAACCTATTCTTTCAGGGGTAACGAAAATTGATAGATTTGCGCAAGTACATTACTGAAGAAATACAGTCAGATTTTAGCAAATTACTGTATGCGATACATGCTCGTTCTTCGGATGATGGGTTTTCTGAATTAATGGATGATGACTTTGATTTTGATTTCTTAAAAGACCTTGCACCAAGCTTCTGTTCAACGCTCCTTTGTGGGTATGAAGCAGAGGATCTATTCGGCGGAAATTTACCACAAAAAAGAATGATAAATGAAAATATAAATCCTATTATTTATAAACTTCTAACATGTTTCTTTGATGAAGTGGATTTTGAAATTGATGCAATTTCCGGAGATAGTACAGGAGTATCAAATTATTTTTTAGAAAAGTACTACAGAAATCCGAATGATGCAGCATTGCAATCAATTGCTGGAGATATTTCTCGATGGTTTGATGTGGATATACAGAATGAACAATACATTCCATTTGATGAAGAGTATCCTGATGAAGCCTACGGTGGCGCGTGTATCATACGTTTTTCAGAAAGTTGTGATTCTGCATTAATAGACAGCTTCATGAAATTTCTACCCTTTGTAGATACAGGCGATAACACATGGTCAGCATATACACTTGGTGACTACAAAGGATATAGTTTCCGTATAAATATTGATTTATGGAGTTTTGATAGTAAGCTTCTAAAACTATTGGAAACAGTTCCGGCAAATCAGCATAACGATGTTACACATAACGTAGATAGATTCATAAATATTCTTGACATACACCGAGAAGACTATCAAATGTGCATGGGTAATGAACAAATTATAGAAGATATCATTCAATCGTTCTGTTCTGAAATGGAGGTGATTCTATGAGCCAACTTATATGCAGAATTTCAAATAAAAATCCTGATGTAGAAATACTAAAAGTTGATCATGGAAAAGAAATTTGGAAATCTGTATCAGTGAATACATTTGTTAGAGAAATTGAAAAATATGCTTATAGAAAAGACAAACATTCCAAAGATAAACCTAAGCTAGTAAATGTTGAAATCCTAGCGATTTCACCTAACCAGGTGATTTATAGACAGCCTGAACATATACGTATTGTTACATATGCTGGTAAGGCATACACAATCAATTTTCCAAATGCAATCTATCATGTGAAATATACATCAGAAAAAGTAACAAGCATCAGCATGTATGCATACATGCAATATAGAGGAATCGAGACAAAGCTATACAGATTTCCAATGCCAAACATGACGATGTCAGAAAACATGTGCATAGGCACTGCTGATAGAAAAATCAATACAGATGTATTTGAAACGGTTGAATCAATCGTAGATAGTCAATATACGCACGATAGCGTGGACAATCTAAGAAAGAAGACGTCTACCATCAAATGGTTTAGATATTTAAAAAACAATCATCTGCAGCGTAGTGATTTAAAAGAAGCTATATGCAGCTTGAAAGACTTAGTTAGATGAAAGGATAAAACAAAATGTCAAAAGGAATAAAAGCATTCCTACTTGACACACAGATGGATAAAGACGTTCGATCTATAGAAGCACGTTATGGACTGACAGGTTACGCAATCTTAGTTAAGCTCTGGACTATGATCTATCGAGATGAAGGCTATTATTGCAAGTGGGACGACGACACAAAGTACCTGTTCGCACGAGAAATCGGAGCTGATAAAAAGAAGGTCGAGCAAATTGTAGAGGAGTGTTTGCGACGAGGATTGTTCTCTTCGGAGATATACAGCCAATTCTTAGTCCTCACTTCTGCTACCATCCAAAAACGTTTTCTTCAATACAAAGCGCGTGCAAAATTTGTGGAGATAGAAAAGTGTTTTCAGTGTGTCAATTTTTCACCGAATGAATACAAAAACATAAGAATTGTAGACAATATTTCAAAAAATGCTGGCATTTCCGCTACTACTAGATTAGACATGATTAGACTAGATAAGACTGATGATGATATAGGCGGTTGCGTAGATTTAAAAAGAATCGAGATGTTACTGATTCAGCCTGTTCAAAGGGAAATAGAAGTTTTAAATCCATGTATGGATAATCAAAATATTGTAGACAGAATCAACCGTACAAAAGAATCGTTGCTGCATGTATTTGCTGCCATCACAGAGCCATCTGTGATTGCTGGAATTAATCGATGTTCAGATGAAGAAATCAATCAAGTATGGATGCGCGCGTGTGAAGTATATGGATTAGAACCTGGCATTGAGAAACAGGTATTGAATCCGGAAGGATACATGCTTGCAGTTATAGAAAATAAATTTAGGAGGATATAAAGTGATAAATAATTTAGTAGATGCCTTCCGGAGAGCGTTTAAAAATATTTACGAATCTCTAAAGGAAGAAGAAATTCGAATTGTTAAGAAAGGTAACCGCATCACAGCTGCTTACTACGTCGATGGGAAATGTGTGAGACATGCAAATTCTAAATGTTCAAAAGAAGATAACTTTGATTTCGAGTTTGGATCAAAACTTGCATTCAAAAGAATGTGGGGTGATCCAAATGCTTAAAAAGTTAGGTTGCTTAGGAATAGTTTTTCCGAGTGATACAGCACTAAAACGAAAGTCAAAAGATGAATTGATAGATATGCTTCATAAAGTATTAGAACAAGAACAAAAATCAAAATTACAACCGTTCCCATTTGTTGAGAATGATGGATATTTATTACTTCTGAAAAATGGCTTATGTATTACAGCTCGTTGGTCATACGGTCATTTTAATGATGATACTACTGAAACATGCATCGAAGAAGAAATTGAAAGCTTTGTTGCTTTAAAGGAGTTAGGATTATGAAGAACAAAGACAAGTATGATTTGACGAAATTAACATTCAAAATTGAAGGCAAAAATAATCCATCACAGGTGTTCAAGATTTTAGATGGAACAAATGTGGTATTTGAAAAACCAATTCTATTAAATAGAGCACATTTAAGTCTATTTCTTTCATGGCTAGAAGAAGAATATAAAGAACCAATTCTTGATGATGTTGAAAAGGCTTATTTATCAGCAGTGATAAAGCCGTTTAGAAAAGATATTGAATATATCGTGAAATTTAAAAGGTATTCTGACAAAAAAGAATATATATACATGACGATGAAAAAAGATGATGACTATTGCGCACTTCCGGTCTTTGAAAAAGGAACAATGTACAAAGGTATGGAATTAAACAAACGTTACACATTAGAGGAGCTAGGGTTATGAACAAATATCAAGAAGCGTTAGGATTTTTAAAAGAAAGTGCATACGAAAATTATTTGAGACACTACGTGCAGACATCGAAAGAAAAAGTGACTCTATTTAAATCATCTGAAGCCTTACAAGAATTAGTAGATAAGGCTACACCTAAAAAGCCTATCAATCAAAGTACACCGGTAGTTCGGCAGGGATACTGTCCAAACTGTAAAGGCGAGCTACGGAAATTAGGAAGCAGAAATGAAGTTGTGCTTGAAGGACAACTGTACTGTGCTTCATGCGGGCAAGCGCTAGATTGGAGTGAATAATGGAAAACATCAATTTAGTAATTGGAATCATAGCAATCATAGTATTTGTTGTATTCTGCTGCTGCGTAGGATTATTCATCTGTGCATGCATCATAGCAACATTTATAAGAGCGTGGTTCATGCTAGAAGATTTTGTCGATGACGTGTTCGGGTGGTGAAGATAATGAATGATGCAATAAAAAATTTTTTGATAAAAATAATGTCAGCATTTCCACATAGCTTTATTAAATACTTTGAATATGGCGGATTTGAAATGATTCTTGATGAAAAAAATGTGTTTTGTTTTTCTTTAGAAGAAATAGAAAGTGATATTGAGTTGAAACGTAGATTTATTTCTATTGTAAGTAGATGTTATAAAACACAGCCATATAGAACTTTTAAGAGTAATATCGAATATCAACAAAAATATATATCTGCTTTTAATAAAGCATTAGGAACTAAATTTAACATTTATGAACTTGAAGATATTTACACATATCTCGGAAATGGATGCAATAAACCAATTGCAATTAAATTCATTGAAAGTGGATATGATCTAAATATTTTGAAACAACTAATAGCAGAAAGGGATAATGGAGCAAAAGAATGATGACCTATCAAGAAATTTTTAATAAAGCCATTTCCACTTATGGTGAGAAGGCACAGAAGTTAATGGCGATCGAAGAGATGAGTGAACTAACCAAAGAAATTTGCAAGGACTTTAGGGGAAAACTGGACCGTGAACACTTAATCGAGGAAATGGCAGATGTAACAATTACCATAGACCAACTAATGATGATGTACAAGATTACTTTTGAGGAAATTCAGAAAGTGCGTAAAAGAAAATTTGAACGTTTAAAAGAAAGGCTGGAAATGGTGAATGATGAAATCAAGTGATATAGAAAAAGTAGAAACGATACTTGATAAAATAAACAGTTTAAAAAAAGAAACTGCAACTCTTAATCGTTCAAAAAAAGAAGGAATACATGATGCTTGCGTAAGAATTAACTACATTAATTTTGAAATTGATGGAAATTTATCTATAAAAGTACGCAATGTGATTTTAGATGAATTTAACTCTGAAATGAATGGATATATAGAAGAGTTAAAACAACTTGGAGTCGAGTACGTGGATGAGAACGCTTAGAAGATTGCAACGGACAAAAGGATACCTTCGTAAGACTGACGATAAGCATGGCAGAGAAATCGTCAAACCGTTTATAAAGAGCGACTTTGACGAAATGGTTAGATGCTGCCTTAATCATCGTGATAAGCACAATCCAGAGAGTTGGAAGTATCGTGTATGGTATCGCAATTACATTCTTCTAATTCTTGGCGTCAACACAGGAAATAGAATTGAAACGCTTATTGAATTAACACCTAGAGATATTGCTGGCGGTCAATACACCTGTAAAGAAATGAAGACTGGTAAGGTACAACAATTCAATATGAATCAGGACGTGTATGCCACTGTACGTGAATATATAGAACGATATAACATTCAGATGAACGAATATATATTTGAGTCTCGGCAAGGCTTAAAAGGATATCCAATCACGCGTCAGCAGGCTTGGAGAGTGATTAAACAATTGGCCAAAGAGGCAGGAATTGAATATCCAGTTGCGTGCCACAGCTTAAGAAAATCGTATGGAAGATGGTACTGGGACAGTACACATGATCTCTTGACAACACAAAAACTTCTGATGCACGAGAGTGCTGCGGAAACAATGCTCTACATAATGCTTGAACCATCAGACATCCAAGAAGTTAGAGAATCAATCAATCACACAGAGAAGTGGGGATAAAATTAAACATTCTTGCATGTAGCAAAAATAATAAAAATTTATGTGTGAGTGTAACAATCGATTTATGTAACTGTCATAAATACAAGAAATCAAGATAAATCAATACTGATAAGTATTATTAAGAAAATACTGCTTTGCAATGAGAGTTACATAGTTATGATTCTGTTACACTCACAGACTAATAGAAAAAGGAGATAAAAATGTATTCGATTCAAACACAAAATAAAGACACAATTTATTACAATCCAAATGTTAAGAAGCTGTATATTGTTGATAAGAGAATAGATAATAAGCTTCAATATGAAGTGCGTGCAACAATAGACAATGAAGATCGTCTGTTGGGGAGATATTCAGACAAAGCGGTAGCACAAGAGGTTATGAACGATTTAATCAGTGATAGCTATTGGAATGATGCAGCTGTGTTCTGTATGCCGGAGGATGAAGCAATATGTCAGTAATAGCATTAATCGCATTCGTGCTTGGAGTGTTTTATGGTGTATTTATTATGCTTGCTTCAAAAATTTCAGGAGTAGATGATGACTAGAAAAGAAGATATTGAACTTGCGATTTTACGCAGAAAGAAAAACGATTTGGAAAAAGAAATCGCAAGAGTAAAGGATGCACATCGTAGACATGAATTTGCAGAAGTTAATACATTTCAATTGTTTGTTCTTGAAAATAAGTTGGAGTTTGTAGAAAAAGAAATTAGCGAGAAGGGAGAAGCATGATTACAATTGAAGAACTAAAAAACTATCGCTATCTTCAAATGCAGGCGCAAGCTATTCAAGAACAAATTAGGCAGATGTATGTTCCTATTTCTTCTCCACAGCTATCTCAAATAGGAACAAAGTCAAATGTTCCTGGAGATCCAACACGCTCGGCATTCTATAGAATTGAAAAATTAAATCAGGAACTCGAAGAAAAGGTGAATAAAATTGCGGTTCAAATGAAAAGAATTTTAGATTGGGTAGATACAATTGACAATCCGGAAATTCAAATCATAATCCGCTGGCATTTCATGAATGGCCTAAGTTGGAAAGAAACAGCAAGAAAGATTTATTCAACATCTGATTCGGATAGTTGCAGAATGAAATTCTATAGATATTTCAATCAAAAAGATAAAAGTGTTCGTTAGCGTTCGCTCGCGTTCGTTTCAAATGTGATACTATGCTAGTGTAGAAAAAGAACAGATGCATGGGTAGGTCTGTTCTTTTTTTATAAAAAACATGATTATGCGGTAGATTTTTCATATGAGACTCCTTGTGCGCAACTGCCCACTTATTAAAGGAATATGAGATGAAAGATTACAAACTTGCTGAATATATTAGGCAATTAGAAAAAGACAATAGACTATATAGGTTCTACAAATCAAAAGCATGGTGTGATTTAAAAGACGAAGTGTTAACGGAAAGTCACAACGAGTGTCAACTTTGTAAAGCTGAAGGGAAGATAAGAAAAGCAGAGACAGTGCATCATATCAACTATGTACATAATCATCCTGAACTTGCTTTAAGTAAGACCTTCGTTGATGTTGATGGAATAGAGAAACAAAACCTTATGCCTTTATGTTTTGATTGCCATAATAAGATTCATAAGAGATTTAATTACAAAGAAAACAAAAAAATAACGCAAGAACGATGGTAAATACCCCCCACTCTCCCGTATGCCATTCTCAAAAGAGAGGGCTTACAACGGGGGAGAATCTGCACAGGTTAGATTTTTCGCACATTATATGAGATTTTTCACAAGAAAGGAGCATGCATGTATGTTAAAAGAGCCAGTCGCAATAAAAAAGCAGAAAAAAGCGACGAATCATCGAACAAAGAAGGAAATTGCAAAGTCTGAAGATGAAGCGCTGGTGCTTCCTGCTAATCAAATTGACGATATTACGAACCCTAAAACGATGTATGCTTTTTTTAAAAATGTGTTGATTGAAAATGGTCTTTGGTGGCCAAGTGATGATATCTATTTACAACTATATGTTGAATTGATTGCGGAAAGAGATAGGTTAACTAAAAAAATCAATAAGACTAAAGAAGATAATCTTCGAATTTCTTTAGTGAGAGAAAGACATGTGTTGATTTCTGATGCTTTGGAATATGAGAAACAATTAGGATTGACAGTACTTGCAAGAGCGCAGCTGTTACGTAAGAAAGATGCCAAGAAAAAGCCAACCGCAAAAGACAAAGCAATCGCACTTATGTAAAGACATAAAAAAGTGTCCTGAAATCTGGGATTATTTCAAAGCCATTAAGCAAAAGAAAATAAGAACAAATAAGCACATTAAAGCACTGGTCTCATTAGTGGAAAGAGAATTTGCAAAAGGGGAAATCTATATTCGACTTGATGAAGTTGAAAATTATATGTCATTTGAAATCCTTTTCCCATTTAAATTGATGCCGTGGGAAAAATGTGCTTTTGTTTTGCACAACTGTGTCAGAAAAATTTCGGACGAAAGCCTTCGATGGCCAGATTTATATTTATACCTTGGACGTGGTAATGGAAAAAACGGATATGCATCCTTTGAGTTCTTTTGCCTGATGACACCAGTTAATGGCATTGTAAGATACGACATTGATACGTGCGCAACTGCAGAAGACCAAGCTAAAACATCATTCAATGATATTTTTGAAATGATGGATTCTCATCCTGAAATCTATCAAGATAAATGGACGTGGACAAAAGAGAGAATTGTTAATAAAACAACAAAATCTGTTTTACGTTATCGAACGAACAGTCCAAAGTCAAAACAAGGTTTACGTTCTGGAATGGTCTACCTTGATGAAGTTGAAGAATTTGATGATTGGGGAAATATTAGAGTATTCAGAACGGGGCTTGGTAAACAAAAATTTGATATGGATGGCAATGCACGTTCTGATCCAAGAAGCTTAATGACTTCAACAAATGGAGATAAGCGTGGCGGACCACTTGATAAATATCTGAATGATGCAGAAGAAATATTATTTAACAATGTTTTCGATAACGGAACATTATTTTTTATTTATTCATTGAATGATAAAGAAGAAGTACATGATTCAAAGAATTGGATTATGGCCAATCCGTCAATCGATTACTTTAAGAGCTTGAAAGATGAAATTGAAAAGGAATACGCAGAGTATAAAAAAGACCCTGTTACAAATTCTTCGTTTATGTCATTACGAATGAATTTACCTGTTGAAAAGAAAGAAGACCCAGTTACATCCTGGGAAAATATTCAAGCTACAAATCAAGAACTTCCACCACTGGAAGAGCTTCGGAAGATGTCGTGCATTTTGGGTGTGGACTTTACAAAGACCACTGATATGGCAGGGGCGTGTTTTACGTTTAGAGACTTTGAAAAGAATAAGTATTACACAGTAAAACATGCTTGGCTATGTAGAAAGTCAGGAGACTGGGACCACATTAATCAAGATGCAATCAAAACATTTGAAATGAATGATTGCTTGACAGTGATTGATGATGTTGAAATCTATCCAGAGTTAATTGTTGATTGGGCGCTTTCGTTTAAATTCAATATTGTAATGCTGGCGGTGGATAGTTACAGATGGAGTACATTAAGAGAAGCGTTTGAACATGCCGGATTTAATGCAAGTGATAAAGAGTTGGTGAAGTTGGTTAGACCAAGTGATATTATGCTGGCAATTCAACCGATTAATTCAATATTTGTAAATCACCAGTTATGTGCTGGTGATGATCCGTGTTTTAGATGGTCAATCAATAACACAAAATTGATACCAGCTGCAAATGGAAATTACAAATATGACAAAATAGAACGTCGAAGTCGTAAGAACGACCTCTTTATGGCATATGTCCATTCAATGACATGTGCTGATAAATTAGTGGATAGCAGACAGTCAACTGTTATTCCTGAAGTTTGGACGTTTTAGAAAGGAGAGGGAGAAATGGGACTGTTTGATTTTTTAGGTCGAAAAAATAACGGTTATTCTATTTTTGAGTTAGCGATAAAATCAGAGGAATTGCGAGACGGTCTTGGAATGAAAGAACTTGCGCTACATATCGCAATGTCAACGATTGCGGATTTATTAAGCAGATGCAAGATTAAAAGATATGTAAAAGGGAAAGAAACACCAAATGAATTTACATATGCAATGAACTTATCTCCAAACGCAAATATGACCGCAGCGGAATTCTGGCAAAAGGTTATAAGAAATTCTTATGAGTGCGAAAATGGAGCAATTGTGATTCCGCATGAAAGAAATGGATTTATAAATTATCAAGTAGCAGATAGTTACGTGATAAAAAAATATCCAATGAAAGAGAATAAGTATAGTGGAATTGTGATTGATAGTTTAACGCTAAATAAGAATTATTTAGAGGGTGATATTTTCCACTTTAATTTCGAAAATATCGAATTAAAGAAATATGTTGAAATTATGTATTCTGAATATGGCGAGTTGATGAAATTTGCTTTAGAAACATATAAGAATAAGAATGGCATGAAGCTTCTTCTTGAATTAGAGTCTGTAAAGACTGGAAGTGAAGATGATGAGAAAAAGTATAAAGAACAGCTAAAGGAAAGCATGAAGTCGTTTATGACATCACCTAATGCTGTAATGCCAAAATATAAAGGAACATCAATTACAGATTTTGCAAAAGGTTCGTCACAAAATTCTGATGATATTCGTAATCTAAGAAAAGATATATTTGATACCGTAGCACAGATATTCAAGATTCCACAATCAATTTTTTATGGCAATATCACAAACTCTGATCAAGTGTTTGATGAAATGATAACGCTTGTTATTGCACCACATGCCAAAGTGATAGAACAAGAGTTAAATAGAAAGACGATTTCTTATGATGAATATATCGAAGGAGACCGAATTGAGATTGATACAAGTACTATCAAGGTCCAAGATATATTGAAACTATCTGGGAATATTAGTGGGCTTGTTGGTTCTGGCGCATATAGTCCAAATGATGTTCGAGAAAAACTTGGAGATGCCAAGATAAATGAAGATTGGGCTAATGAGTATTACATGACCAAAAACTATGCAAACGCAGATGACATTTCGAAAGGTGTAAATGAATGAAAAAATATTATGATTTAGTAACGACTGGCCAAACAGCAGAAATTTGTATTTATGGTGATATCACATCATGGCCGTGGACAGATGGTGATACATCAGCAGTTGGAATGGTTCAGGCAATTAAGGCATTACCTGAAAATATTTCTAACATTAACATTCGCATTAATTCATATGGTGGTGAAGTTGCGGAAGGTCTCGCAATTTATAACACTTTGAAAACGTGTGGAAAGCATGTAACAACTATGATTGATGGATTTGCATGTTCTGCTGCATCGATGATTTTCATGGCAGGCACGGAAAGAATTATTAATAACTCAAGCTTGTTAATGATTCACAATGCGCTTACCTATACAGTTGGTAATGCTGACCAATTGCGAAAAGAAGCGGATGATTTAGAAAAAATTAATGAGCAGATTATCAAGACATACATGGAACATGTCAACATCACAATAGATGAAGTTAAGAAAATGATGGATGATGAAACGTGGATTACTCCAGAAGAAGCGCTCGAAAAGGGATTCGCTTCAGAAATTGGAAATGTTCCAGAATCAGAAAATGTGATGAATTCTGCAAGAAAATTGATTTTTGATTCATTGGTTCAAAAGCAATCGTTAAATAAAATCGAAAATCAAGGACAAATTGAAGTACATCTTAATGAAGATGGTTTACACATTCAATCTACAAATGAGGTGCCGGAACAAAAAACGATGTTAGGCACTTTTTTAAATGCAATCATCAAATAAAAAAGAAAGAGAGGATTTTTTAGATGATTAAAACTACAGCAACATACAGCGAAAAAGTAAAGGCACTTCTTGCATCAATGAAAGATGGTGATGAGACACAAGTACAGGATGCGCTGAAGGGATGGATGGAAGAAATCCAGAATAACATTCGTGCAGATTTTGAACAGTATCAAGAAACACACGACCAATCAATTTTAGATAGACGTGGAATCCATGCGTTAACTTCAGAAGAGACAAAGTTCTACAATGCATTAATTGAGAGCGTTCGTGATAAGAAGGTATTAAATGCAACTAATGCAGGTCCTGCATTACCTATTACCGTTGTAGAACGTGTTCTTGAATCTGTTAAGAAGGACCATCCATTAATCAATGCAATCAATCCAACAGTTGTCGGAGCAATCACTAAGATTTTAAAGAGAAAAGGCAAGTTAGCGAAGGCTGTTTGGGGCGAAATCACAGATGAAATTAAAACAGAAATCAAGGGTGATTTAGCAGTAGCTGATCTAGTTGCGGCCAAATTAACAGCGTTCTTACTCTTATCTCAGGATTACATCGAACTTGGGCCAACATGGTTAGATGCATATGTTCGTCAGTGCTTAGAAGAAGCTTTAGCACTTGGAATTGAAGATGGTGTAATCAATGGTACTGGTGTAAAGCAACCAGTTGGTTTAATTCGTGATATCCATGAAGGCGTAAGTTTCAGCACAACTACTGGATACCCTGAAAAGACACCTGTTGTTGTTAAGTCCTTTGATCCAAAGACATATGGCGAATTAATTGCTAAGATGTCAAAGACTGAAGCTGGCGAATCACGCGTAATTACAAAGGTGATTTTAGTCGTTAACCCAACAGATTACTTCCAAAAGGTTATGCCTTCAACAACGGTATTAACTGCATCTGGTGCATACGTTAGTGATGTGTTCCCATTTGCTACAGAGGTATTCCAATCTGCAGCAGTAGCAGAAGGAAAGGCAGTTCTCTTCGTTGAAAAGTCATACATCTTTGAACTTGCAACAGGAAATAAGGATGGAGAAATCTTATCTTCTGATGAATACAAGTTCTTGGAAGATTTCCGCACATACAAGATTCGTCTTCTTGGTACAGGTATTGCAGAGGATAATACATGTGCATTGCTACTTGATATTTCTGGTTTAGCACCACTATATTTAACAGTTAAACAGCTACCTGTTGCCTAATTGCTAAATGGATAGAGAATATCTAAAAAGAACTGTTGATACTGTCAAGCCAGCCGCAAAGCTGGCTTGCAATATCACGTGGGAAGAATCAGAAACAAATAGCAAGTTAGAAGAAATTATTAAAAATAGCATTGCAACAATCTGCGATATGCTGGGCAGTGATGAGATTGATTTCGAGAGTGATATTCGATCAAGAGAACTTCTGATTAATTACATTGTTTATAAATGGAATAATGTTCCTGAACAGTTCCGCACAAACTACATAAGCGACATTTTGGAGTGTAGAAAGAAAGTTCAGTTAGAAAAATTCGTTCCTGAAGGTGATTCCTAATGAAATTCAAAAGTGATATCAATACCTGTAATTCTGGCATCGTATCAATTGGAACAGATAAGAAAACAAAAACAAAATACGGCGGACAAATCAATGTCAAATCAATTGATGACCTTGCAAATGTTCACCGTTTTTTCTTTGAAGAACTTTCAAAACGAGAGCGCGACAATCTAATGATTTCTGCATTGGGACATTCATTATCGATGAAAATTAAAATTCCATTTAATACATTGGTAAAGTCGGAACAATATGCGGTCATTGGAAAAGATCTATTTACAATCTTATATATTGACCACGATAAATATTGTGAGAATTTATTTCTGTATTTAGAAAGTGTGACAAAAGATGAGTAGAGATTCGCTTCAAGAATTGCATGATGCATTAGCTAGTGTTGACAAAAATTTAGCGTATGGAACAGAAGATCTGGTTGAAACTGAAGTTTGGGATTATACAATTTTTGGGAGAGATACGCTACAAATTAACGGAACATCTGGAAGAGATTATTCAGATGTTTATTTTGTAATGATTGTTCGAGAAAACTATGTTCCAAATGAATTGATTCAAGAAGTTATTAGCAAAGTTACAGAAATACCAGGATTCAGAATTGTTTCTGGTGATCATCAGTTTGATTATGCTCGCATTGGAAACACAAAAGCAGTCGCAGAAAGCATTACGTTAAAATTTGCAAAGGCTAATAAAAATTATGCCGTATATCAAAAGTGATTTTAAAGCTGCGGAAAGACTGACAAATGCAATTAAAGGATTTGGAGATGGCGCAGAAAAAACCATCAATGAATATCTTTGGAATGATGCACCGGAAATCATCGAAAGCAATATAGCTTCTCGATTCCCAGTCTCTGGAAGACATTGGAAAAAGAAAATTAAAAGTGCATCATCTGCCGGCATTAAAGGTGTTTTTGACCAACCTAAAAAAGGGAACTTGTCTGTTACGGTCAGAACACGCAAAGCATATAACTATCTGTATTATCCGGATGATGGAAGCAATACGCGTAATCACCAGGGTAATCAGCACTTCATGCAGAAAGGCGCGGAAGATAGTCAAGAACAAATCATAGATGTTCTAGTTGAGCGTCTATCTAAGAAAGTAGAGGAATAAATCAATGGAAAAATACGAAAATGTATATTCAGATTTTGAAGTAACAAAAACATCGTTCAAACCAAAAGGTTCAACGGCATTTATTGAAAACAACTGTGTAGGTAGTTTGGAAATTCAGGAAACTGTAAGAAACATTACTAAAAAGTGCCGTGGAGTAGTTGTAAAAAATCGCACTAAACATGGTGGAACTATCGAAGGCACATTGAAACTTCATATGAAGTGGGGATTATACAAAACATTATTTGGCTTAAATTCCGAGGGATTAAAGCCTGGTGTTAATTCCCTTAATAGAGATAAGTCAGTACATCCTGAATTTATTATGGTAAATGAAGTTCGTGATGAAGACGGAACTGTGAAGCTTCTTGCATTCCCTTGTTGTGTTGCCAGTGAAGGCGCTAAGAAATCAATTGAGAATGGTGCGACGGAAGTTGTTGAAGTTGAAATGAAGTTTAGCGCTTCAGTTGATGAAATCGGTAATACAATGTACGAAGCAATTGTACAAGAAATTACAGATGAAACTGTTAAAACAAAGTGGATGACAGAGTTCTCAACAGATCTAGTAAAGGTGGCAGCGTAGTATGGCTAAGAAAAACACAAAAGTTGAAAATGACGTAACAGAAAAAGAACAAACTACTGAATATGAAGTTGTTGCGACATTCTACGACAAACACACAAACGAGGAGCATGCGATAGGTAAACGGTTGTTTCTAACAGAAGAACGCGCAAATGAAATTCAGGATGCACAGTCACGACTTGGATACAACTTAATCGAAAAGGTAGAAGATGGAGAATTAGATGATCAAGCAAGTTAATACGACATTGACATTAAGTGATGGAGAAAAAGTAAACTGTGCGTTGGACATGGCTTCACTTTTTAAGTTAGAACAGGCTAGACCTGGAATTTATGAACAAACATCACTAGGTATGAATGGTATTACCAAAGATAAAACACATGCTGCTGTAGATGTTCTATATGGATCATATTTATGCGGTAATATCGACAATATTGATTCATGCATGAATAAGTCTGAATTTATCGAGAAGTTGCCAGGATACAGCGATATGATGTCTGTTGTCGGAGAATTGTTAGCTGGTAAAAAAAAGTAAAATTTGAAGAAGCGTTTAAAGCAAAAACTCAAAAAATGCCAAGACGTTTTTCAATGCCAAAAATAGAGTTTGAGAGTGTAGAAGATTACTACACTTTTTATGTTCTAATTTTAGGCATTCCTGAAGAAGTGTTTTGGCATTTTCCTTATAAATCCTTAATGAAAATTTCGGATAACTATACTGCATATAAATCGTGGGAAAAATGGATTGAGTACGAAAGAATGCAGAAAAAATAAAAAGAAAGAGAGGTGAAGTAAATGGCAAAAAAGAATTCTGCTGAAATTAAATTCAGTGCGGATATAGGCGATTTTACATCGGGTATTAAAACAATGAATGATAACATCAAAGTTTATAATGCTCAATTGAAATTGAACTCTACACAACTGAAGGGAAATTCAGAAGATATAAACCTCTTACAACAACGAGTATCACTTCTTACATCTAAATATGATGCATCAACAGAAAAAGTCGAGAATACACAAAAGGCTTTGGATGAAGCAAAACGTGTCTTTGGTGAAAATTCTGAAGAGGTGCAGAAATGGACCAAGAATTTAGCGTATGCTCAAACAGAACAAGAGAATATCAATCAAGAACTGACCGCTGCTAAAGGAAAACTTGAAAATGCTGAACAGGCTTTGAATAGTAATGCAAGTGCTACTGAAGATCTGGCAAATAAAACGAAACAATCTGCTGAAGAACAGACTGAAGCGAATACAAAATACTTAGCTACAAAGGATGCTCTGGATCAGATTGGTGATGCGGCGAAAAATGCAGCTGATAAACTTGTTGACTTTGGCAAAAGCACACTTGAAGCCAGAGATAAAACAGATAATGCATTAGATACAATTCAGTTTGGCACAGGAAGAACAACTGCAGAGATGGCAGGACTTGAAACAGCATTGAAGAATATTGTTAAAACAATTCCTGTTGCTGATATGAATGATCTTGGCAATGCTATGGCTACAGTTGCAACAAAGTGTGACGTAACAGATGAAGAAATTGAACCGTTAATGATGCATGTTGCACAATTGGCCAAGATTTCTGGTGAGTCCGCATCTAGTATTACGGACTCGATGATTTCTATGAGTATTGCTTTCGGAACAGAATATGATAGATCGCTAGACATCATGATGCAGGCATCACAAAAGTATGGTGTCTCATTTAATGAATTATCATCGATGGCTTCATCTGCTGGCGCTGCATTACACGACATAATGGGTTTGTCACTAGAACAAGTCACAAGTTTGATGGGATATTTTGCAGCATCTGGTGTTGATGCATCACAAGCTGTCGCTGGATTGATGAAAGCAACAAAAAACATGTCTGAAGACGGAACTGCAAGCGTCGAAGCATTTAATGAAGTTCTTGCGAAACTATCTTCTGGCCAAATGTCTGCAGCTGATGCGCAGGAAATATTCGGTGCGAAAGCACAGAATTTTATCGCAATGCTACAATCATCAGGAGTTTCTTCCATCGACATTATGAGCAAATCTTTAGAAAATCAAACAGGAGCGTTATCGACAGTTTCTGGAATGTATGATGAGATGAAGGATTCTGGTGATGACATGGTTGTGGCACAACAGAAAGCACAGCAGACGTTGAGCGATTTGGGTGAATCGATTCTAACGACATTGACACCTGCAATCTCCAATTTCTCTGATATGATTTCTGCCATTAATGATACATGGAATAGCCTTAGCCCTGAAGCACAGAATGCAATTGTTACAATTGGAGAAATAGTAGTCATTATCGGAACTATGATCGGCGTACTGTCGACTTTACAAAAGGGAATCATGGCAGTTAACTTTGTGATGATGGCCAATCCTGCGGCTCTTGTCATTGCTGGAATAGTCGCGCTGATAGCAATCCTCATCGTTCTTTGGAATAACTGTGAAGGATTTAGAAATGCTGTGCTTGGCGGTATTGATATAATCTCAAACGGAATTGGTTCATTTGGGAATTTTGTTACAAATATTGCAGATACTATCGGCAATGCATTTACTAATAAATGGAATGAAATAAAAAATGGTGCTATAAATCTACTGGGCGGATTGAAAGATGGTTTTTTTGCAGCGATAGATTTTATAAAAGGTTTATTTAACTTTGAATTTCGTTGGCCACATATTCCACTGCCACACTTTTCCATTAGTGGAAGTATCAATCCGTTAGACTGGTTAAAGGGTGGCTTGCCTAAAATTGGAGTTGAATGGTACGCGAAAGCTATGGATCAGCCGTATGTATTTAATCAACCATCTATCATTGGTGTAGGTGAAGCTGGCGCTGAAATGGTAGTTGGTAAGAACTTTGTGTATGAGCAGGTGCAAAGCGCCTTAAGTAGTTTAGCATTTGGAAATATCTTTGATTTATTTAGCAGACTTATGTCAGTCATGGATAGACCAATCAATCTATATGTAGATGATAATAAGATTGCTGAAGCAACTGCTACAGCAGATGATAGAGTATCTGCTAGTCGTGTTAATCTGATGGAAAGAGGGCTTGCACTATGATAAATTTAGCCGGTAATTTACAAAATGGAATCAGTATTAATGGCAAGCACTCTTACAGGGATTTTGGCTTGTTTATTAGTAAAAAAGTAATTGAAATGCCAAGTGTTAAACGTATTCGAGAAACAGTACCATACATGAATGGTTCACACGATTTTTCGAAATTAAATGGTGAACTAACGTATGAGGATAGAATCATTTCATATACATTTGATATTACAGGCAATGATGCGGAAGAGATGAACAAAAAGAAACATGATGTTTCTGCGTGGCTTTGCACAGTTCATGAAGAAGATATCCAAGATGATGATTATCCGCATTTACATTTTGTTGGTTCTTACCATGAATCAGATTGGGAAGAAGATGATGGACAAGGTGAATTAACGATTAAATTTATTTGCCATCCGTACATGTATGCAAATGTTGAAACAGTAATTGAACTTTCGGCAGGAACGAATGTTTCGTTAACTATTCAAAATGATAGTGATCACCGAATTGTTCCAATTGTTGAAACAAGTGATAATTTGACAGTTCAAGTTAGTGGAAAGAAATATGTAATTTCTGGAAGTGGAAAACATCAATTATTCACACTTGAAAAAGGGAACAATCAAGTGACGTATACACTTACAGGAAATGCGAAGATTCATTTCTACAAAGAGGTATTCTAATGTATATTGTTAAGTTGATTAATGGTGTAAATGAAACGATTATTCATGGAAATATTGAAAAAATCACCAATGGGAAAATAAAGGAAGAAATCAACGCGATTCCTTCCTTTTCCTTTTCAATTTATCCGAATAATGCCGGATATCAATTGCTAACTCCATTTTATACAAAAGTCGAAGTATACGATGAAAAACATCGGCATATTACTTTCGATGGTCGTGTTCTAGTAGTTGAACCTTCGATGGATTCAAGTGGTTTAATTCTAAAAAGAGTTACCTGTGAAGGTAAACTTGCATACTTAAATGATACCATCCAAGAATATTGCGCTCCGAAGAACTGGACTACTAAAGGATTGTTACAACAGATATTGAAAGTGCACAATGCACGAGTTGATGTCTCGAAAGTAATCAATCTTGGAAACGTGCAGGCGGTAGATGCAAATGACAATATCTATGTTGGAATTCAATATGATTCCTCATGGAAAACACTGGTTGAAAAATTAGTGAAGAAATCAGGTGGTGAATTCCAATTTCGGAATGTTAATGGTTTGCTTTATCTTGATTATTTAAAACAGACAGGTGAAGAGAAAAATACAGCTATTGTTTTGGCAAAAAACATGCAATCAATCACACAGAAGATTGACTCCAGTTCTCTTATCACTCGTTTATATCCGTATGGAGCAAAAATCAAAGTAAAGGATGAATCAGGAAACGAGAAGGAAACAGAAGAACGTCTATCAATATCTTCTGTAAATGGTGGAAAACCATATATTGAAGATGCAGAATATCTATCACGTTATGGTGTTGTTGAAACAACTCAATTCTGGGATGACGTAAATTCTTTAGAGATTTTGAAATCAAAAGGCGCTGCGTGGCTGAAAGAAAATAACCGCATCACAGTCAGCTACGAAATAGATGCATTTGATCTATCACTCATTGATGTTGATTCAGATGAACTGACAGTTGGAAACATTTACCCAGTAAGAAATGAATTGCTGGATATCGACGAGAAATTAAGAGTTATTTCTCGCACAATTGATATTGTTGAGCCACAGAAAACAACATTGGAATTTGGCAGTAAGAAACAGACTCTAACTAACATGCAGACAAGTATTAATCAATATGTTGTAGAAACTGTTGAGAAAAATGTAAAAGCAAATGCAGAAATTACGCAGTCGAATATTGATAATACAAGAAAATATGCGGCTGAAATTACCGAAGATGCAAAATCTACTGTTGTGAAAATGGTCGAATCCACCAACGATGAGCTGAAAGAAACAAAACTGAAGGTCGAATCAAATGGTTCTGCAATCGAAGCAATGCAGAAGAACGTTGATTTGATTGATGGTTCTCAACTATCTGGAAATAAGATTTATTATCTACAAACAAGCGTCACAGGAGAGCCAAGCAAAGAAAGCGCTAAATGGTCAACAGTAAGACCGGTCAGTATTTCTGGGCAGCATATGTGGATGATGGCAGTTGATGTTTTAAAAAATGGAACTGAAATTAAACACACACCGGTCGATTTAACAGGTCAACCAGGAGAAGCTGGCCGTGGCATTGTTGGAATTCCAAAGATAACATATCAAGGCAGCGCATCAGGAACAAATGTTCCAAATGGTGAGTGGTTAGAAGAACCACCACTGTTGAGTGATGGAATGTATTTGTGGATCAAGAAGACAACAACGTATTCTGATGGAACATCGTCCGATGAATATGCTGTTACTAAAAATGGAAACACTGGTTCTGTGGGCGTTGGAATTAAAGATGATCCAATTCGGGAATACTATCTTTCAACATCAAAGACGGAATTAAATGGTGGTGAATGGTCGGATATAAAACCACAGGTTACAAACGATAAATTCATTTGGACCAGATATAAAATAACGTATACGGATCTGCATGTTGGATATACCTCGCCTTCTTATGATGATGCCTTGGATAGATTGTATGAAGTTTCATATTCAAATAAAACAGCAATCGAACAGTTGAACAATTCTGTTAATTTATCAGTTCAGGAAACAACAGCGATTAAAAAATCATTGCAATCAACAAATGATGATTTGCACGCACTGGAAGCACAGACGCAACAATATGCAACTAAGGCGGAATTGCAATTGACGAAAGATAGCATTAGTCAAACGCTGACGGAAGAGATAGATGGTAAAACTGCTGTTCTAAAACAAATTAAGTTGCAATCTGACGGCATGCATATTCAAGGCAAAGAGGGTTCAACAACTGAACAGGTGCTTGATGAAAAATCGTCAAAGATTGTGGTTAATGGGAAAGTCATGGTTGATGTCAATTCTACCGAAACACGAGTGCAGTCATTAAAAGCAGAGGGGAACTTTGCAACAGGTGCGCACAAGTTTAAGCGTGGAACTTTAAAAGAAATCAACGGTGAAACTGTTGTGTGTACGAGCATTTATTGGATTGGCGGTGAATAATCATGGTTGCATTAAATAACAACTGGATAGAGGTTGCACGAGTCCATAAAAATGTAAATGGCGGTATATACGACATCGTTTTATGGGCGAGAGAACCAGACCAATGGATAGACATTGAAAACAATAAATCGTGGATTGAAGTATCTCTCGATACAGAATGGGAACAAGGTAATACGTACGGTGGTAATTACTTAATTGAATGTACTGGGTGTACTCCAATTAGTGGCGGTTCTCCATACCATTTTGAAACATCTAAAAACATTCTAAGAGGTGGGTTTTGGGCTGGACATGACGATAATGGAGATTACACTACAAATTTATCTGCTAGTTTAACTTTTGGGGCATATCCATTGATGGATACATCGCTAAGTGGTGATGTGTCGTGCAGAAATATTCCAAGAAAAAGTGTCGTTGATAATTATTCTCTGAACAATAACGAAAACAAATATTCCATTACATATACGAGAAAAGTAAATGCTTATCGAGAACGCATGCGTATTAGTATCGTTAATGTTGAACAAATAAAAGTTGTTCAACCATACGAAAACGGAGCGGTTGTTTCTATGTCTGAAAGTGAATGGGATAGAATTTATGAACTCACCAAAAATCTTGATAAGGGTAAATGTGAAATCGGCATTGTTTTAGAAACATGGACGGCTGATTTTAAAACGAAAATCGGTGAAAGTGCTGAATATAAGCAAGAACTGACAATCACAGATAGTCCAACGTTAGATAGCATAGTCGTTACAGATGAAGGAGTTGCAAAATCTTTTATCCCAAACGTGTATGAATGCATGTCTTTATTGTCTAAGAAACGTGTAAAAGTATCAGCGAGCGCTAAGAAACATGCAACGATTAAATCAATCGCTGTAAGTGTTGGGACTTTTAATAAGACGGTCAACACAGCAACAGCGGATGTTTTGTTTGATGGCTTAACGAATGCAAATAGCGAAATCACTTACACGATTACCGCTACGGACAGTCGCAATAACGTGACAACTTGGACGCAGAAAGCAAAGTATCACCAGTATGTCCGACCATCAATTATCAATCTAAACGTGGCTCGTAACGGTGCAGAAAGTAGTAATGGTGCAATCAGTGCCGATGGCGAATACTGGCAAGGTAAGGTTGGTAATACAACCAACGCTATCAATATCACGATTACAGGCAGTGCTACAGGAAGCACTACGGGCATGCTCAATAGTAATAAATGGTCTGCAACAAAGCCTATTGGTGGTGCAAATCCTAATCAAGCATATACATATACGCTAACAGCCACCGATAGTTTTGGACAGTCGATAAGTCGTGACATTACATTGGCTATCGAAAAAGCGCTAATGCAACTTGGAAAAACACAGATTGATGTAAATGGTAACTTTTGTGCAGAAGCGTTTTATTTAAAGATGAACAACACCTATCAAAGACTGATAGATTTCTTCTATCCGATTGGCTCAATCCTAATGAATGAGAATAAGGACTACGATCCAAATGCTATTCTTGGCGGCAAATGGGAGAAGATAAACGATAGATTTCTAATTGGCGCAAGTGAAAACATACCTATTAAATCACAGGGTGGCAGTGCTACACATGCACACGGAAATAGAGATGGACGCAACGGTAATTTAGCCGCTGCAATCGGTGCAACCAACAATAACGCAAACGTTATTGGTTACAAAGCAGCTAATGATACAAACTTAGCTGCGGTAGGAAATGCTACGTATGTTGTCGCTGGAAGTGGAGTAGGATACACAGGCTGGAACCACTTTACACAGGTAGTTGGACAAACTGCTGAGGCTAGCACATTACCGCCTTATTATGCAGTTAATATCTGGCGTAGAACAGAATAGAGGTGAGCAGATGGAAATAAAGTTGAATGATGGCAAAACATTTGAAGTTTTGTCATATCAAAAAAACAGTTTTGAATTGATGATACCTTTTAAAAGGCTTTATGATACAGCGGTTCTAATGGACCAAAAGAACGTATCAAATGCAAAGATAGTAGAGTCTATCGGTGGCAAAGAAAACGCTTTATATCAATTTGAAACGGTAAAAATGTTGGGTTTTGAAACTAAGATGGTTGATGAAAACAACGTGTCTATTCGTTTTACCTTTGAAGAAATTCCAGCTACAGAAATGGAGTTAGCACAGTTACGAGCTAAGATGGAATTACAACGAAATGTGTTTTTGATTGGAATGAACCATGCAAACCCCGAAGATGTGATACGTCTATGTGATGAGTTAGAAGAATGGAAAAAAATTAAATTTCCTTATCGTAAGGGAGAACGTTTCAAACACAACCATAAACCTTATGAATGTTTGATTGATCATACTTCCGATGTTGCAAAGCCTCCGGATAAATCGCCAGCATTATATAAAGAGGTAACAAAAGAAAACAAGCCTAAATATCCAGAATGGACAAAAGACAATGAATACAATGCAGGCGATATTGTTATACACAAAGGCATTTTATGGGAATGCACATGGAACAATAACGTAAGAGAACCATCTGAATTAGCACTTGGATGGAAGAAAAAATAAATATTGCTATTAAGGCGACCAATATGGCCGCCTTTTTAGATAGAAAGAAAGAGGAAAATAAAATGAATGAAGATTTAGCTTTAACAGCAGAGCAACAAGAAGAATTAACAAACAACCGAGCAGAGAAAGAGGAGGAGTAAACATGACATATTCACAATTAACAAGCGTGGCTATCATGAGTCCTAATCATTCAGGCTCACGATTAAATCCAATTTCAAAGATTACCATTCATCATATGGCTGGCAACCTTTCAGTTGAGACGTGTGGAAACGTCTTTTTAAATCCAAATAAACAGGCATCGTCTAACTACGGAATCGGTTCTGACGGAAGAATTGCATGTTATGTTGAAGAAGAAGATCATCCGTGGACATCTGCCAACTGGGAAAATGACGACAGAGCAATCACTATTGAAGTGGCAAATAGCGAGAGCGGTGGTGATTGGCCAATCAGCCAAGCTGCGTATGCTTCTTTGATTAGCCTATGCGCAGACATCTGCAATCGATATGGAATCTATCCTTATTATGATGGAACGCCTTCAGCAACATTGACAGAACATTGTATGTTTGTGGCTACAAATTGCCCAGGTCCTACGATTCACGCTATGCAGGTAAACCATGTTATCGAAAATGACATTCGTGCAGCTATGGCAGGTGGTGTAGTTAGTTCTCCACAATCAACTCAACCAGTTGGTGGTGATGTTGAAGACTTAGCACTTAGAGCAATCGCTGGCGAATTTGGAAATGGTGATGCTAGACGTGCCGCATTAGGCGATATGTATAGCGCGGTACAAGAACGCATCAACGAAATGTATGGTGGAGTTACAGCAACAACTGACTACTCTATTGATGCTATTGCTTATCGTGTGATTGCTGGTGAGTTTGGTAACGGTGTAGACCGTATCAATGCGTTAGCCGCAGCAGGATATGACAATGTAGCAGTACAACAACGTGTCAATGAGATTCTTCAAGGTGATACAGCTCCATCAGCACAACAGGATGATATAAGTTCTATTGCAGAAGCGGTCTACCGCGGTGACTACGGCAATGGCCAAGACAGAATCAATGCATTACGTGCAGCTGGATATGATCCAGATGTTGTACAGCGTGCGGTAGACCAAATCTACTACGGGCTATAGTTACAGGAGGTGGCTTTATGCAAGAAGGAATCAACCCTGTATACATTAGCCTCCTTATTTCGCTTTTAGGACTAGTTGCTACTGTATGGAGCGTAAACGCATCAATCCATAAAGGTAGTAAGGATCAGGCAGCAGAGCTTGGCAAAATGAATGCAAACATAACCTTTGTGAAAGAGGGGATAACAGATTTAAAAGCAACTACCAGAGACGTGAGCAATCGTGTCATGTCTCTGGAAAATCGTTTAGCGCAGACAGAAACATCGGTAACATTTCTAAGCGATAGAATTAGACAAATTGAAGAAAGAAGGGATAATAAATGAAAGACAAAAATTATTGGATCAAATGGGCAAAGGCAGCAGGAAGAAGAGCCTTGAAAACAGCAGCACAGACATTTGTTGCAACAATCGGAACAACAGCAACCATCGGAGCGGTTGATTGGAAACTTGTATGTTCTACATCTGCATTAGCGGCTATTTTATCTATCGGAACATCTCTAGCAGGTCTACCGGAAGTAGAGCCTAATGATGTTGCTGAAGAAGATTTGAAGTAATTAAAAGCCTACTCTCATTGCGAGGGTAGGTTATTTTTTTATTTTTAAAAAGGTATTGCAAAAGGTAGCACCTTGTGCTATGATATAAATGTAAGGAAGATAAGCCTTACATTATCGCAAGACCTAAAAGAGGTCGAGGAGGAAAATTATGAAAAGCAATTCACAACAACTTATTTACGGAATTTCCAGCAAGTTTGAATTTGGCCAATGGTACCATGGAATTGTGGTATTTGATGATCAAGAAAAAGCCAATGCTTGGTTGCAGACAGAAGAGTATGATTCTAGAGAAAGAGAATTGTTTCATTCTGAAAACAAGGCAATTCGTCTATTAGGCAAAGGTGGTAAGAAAAAACTTGCTGAAGCAAGAGATTATTATGGATTTTAGAAAGGGAGCATTTGCTCCCTTCTATTAAAATAATATACCAGGAGGAGAATATGGCTGTAACACAGAAAAAATCAATTTATTTAACTGGAGCTTTAATTCCTATTTACAATTCATGCAAAGATGGGAATTGTAATCGCTCTTTTAGCGGTAGAGTTGCGGATATAGCAGATCGCTATACAGCGTTAATAGCACTTACTGACATTCCGGAAATTACCGATGAAGAAAAAATGATATTAGGTGAATGTGTTTTAGGTACATTTTTAGACAAATTAAAGATTAAACATCTTCCGGAATACATTGTTGATACAAAATTAAATGGTTCGGCAGAGCTTGCTAAGAAAGTTAAACAGATGACACCTTTGCAAAGGGTTGCTTTGATTGAGAGTTTGGGAATTTAAGTAAATTCCCTTGAAAACAATGTACTGTTAAATTATCATTTTATATATGGTAGACGTGGATTTAAAAAAACGAAAATTAAAGATGAAATTATATATCAATGTTGCATGCGATATTTTGGAAATACCTACACCGTATATTCATTATCGTATTCCAAAAGATGAACCTAATAACTTGGGCGTAACTTATAAAAAAGGAGATTACTATCATATATACTTAAACTCCGAATATGAGAATGAAGCAATTCTATATAATGCGTGTCTGCATGAGTGCAGACATGTTTATCAATCGATGGTTTGTGAGCGTAAAGATGCTTATTTGATTGAACCAAAAGAAGTCATAGATTCTTGGATAGAGAACTTTATGACTTATAAAGATGTCTTTAATAAGAATTATGAATTGCAGCCAGTTGAATTGGACGCATACGCATTTGGAGATTACGTCTTTAACACGATGTACAATCAGGAAGTCATCCCAAGAAAAGAACCTTTAAGAACACCTTTGATTAAGAAAATGAAGGAACTCGAGATGGACTATCCAAAAGATTTAGTGATAGACATAGCAAAAGATTATTTCAAAATGGATGCATAGACCGCAGAAATGCGGTTTTTATTATTTATATAAAAATATTTCTAAAAACACTTTACATTATGACGTCATTATGCTACTATATAAGTGTAAAAAGAAAGACATCCAAGTCAAAGGAGAAAAATATGGCATACATTGGAAATAAAAGAAGCGTAAATTCACAGAATGCAATCGACGAAGGAATGTTAACATTCAGTCAGTTAAAAGCATGGCAGAAGAGAGCTGTAAAAGCTGGAGCAGTTAGACATACTGAGTGGCATCACACAGGGAAATATTTTAACGAAACAAAATACTACGATCCAGAAGACTTCGCAGAATTAAACCCAAAAGATTTTCCAATCGTTAAAGAAGTAAAAAAGGAAGAGCCTAAAAAATTCTTCGTCCTTGTTTCTGCAGAATGGGGTGGAACAAGAAAACATCCTAAGATTGTAGGAAAGGAAGTAAAAATTGTTGAGAAATTGACAGAAGCACAGAGGAATGCTAAAAAATACTACATGTATGGTGGCAGCATAACAGAATTTAGCAACATGGAAGAAGCGCAGAAATACGCAGATCAGATAGAAAGATAGGCGGTAGAAATATCGCCTTTAAAGGAGAATATTATGAAAAAATTTAACCAAAAGGAATACATCGCAGAATGGCGCTCTAAAAACATGATGAGGGTATCTGCTACATATAAAAATGAATTTGTTTTGGCATTCCGCGAAGCATGTCACAAACTTGGTGTAAGTCAAGCTGAAGTAATCAGAAATGCAATGCAAGGGGCTATTGATAAAGCAAAAAATAAATAAAAGTTGGTCCAAAAGTTTCGGTAAATATCATATTTTACTGGTCAACTTTTTGGTCAACTTTTTTAAAAAATCGCGGTCTATCGATGCACGAATATGCAGTAAAATAGCAGTATTTACATAGCCTGTCGCATCAAAATACATCCTCAATCTTTTCCCGTTGCTCGCTCTTAAAATGAAAGTGTTGAAGAAGCTTATTGCTTTAACGTGTATTATAGATAACTTGCATCATTTTCCTTTATCTTTGGGAAAGTTTATAAAAGGACATATATTTTATGAAACTACGTGAGTTATTTGAGAAACGTGTAAGAGTGATTACTTGCAACGATTTGATTATTATCGGAAAAGTCATAGACTACTATCCTGCTAAGGGTACTGAATCTGGTGAAGATGAAATTGATATTTTTCTAATGGGAGAAATCTAA